CAACGTCATCGTGAACTTCAGCGGCGGCAAGGATAGCACGGTGGTCTTGAACATGGCCCTCAAAGTGGCCGGGGAACTTGGGCGACTGCCCCTGCACGTGCTGTTCATTGACCAAGAGGCTGAATATGCGGCCACCATCGACTACGTGAGAGACGTGATGAACGACCCACGGGTGATCCCCGTCTGGCTTCAGTGCCCGCTGCGCATTTCCAACGGATCGTCTACCGAGGTGGAGTGGCTGTACTGCTGGAACGAGGGCGACAAGTGGATGCGTGAGAAGGAGCCTAACAGCATCCACGAGAACACGTTTGGCACCTTGACCTTTGGCGAGTTGTTCGGAAAGGTAGCCGAGAGCATCTTTCCGAATGGCCGTATCTGCAAGCTGGCCGGGGTGCGGTGCGAGGAAAGCCCGGCGCGCATGAAGGGTCTGACGTCCTATGCCACCTACAAGGGCCGCACGTGGGGCAAGGTCGAAAACAAAGCCATTGACCACTACACCTTCTACCCGCTTTACGACTGGTCATACACTGATATCTGGAAGGCCATCCACGACAACGAATGGCCCTATTGCCGCATCTACGATTATATGTACCGGTATGGTGTTCCAGTCCAAAACATGCGTGTATCAAGCCTGCATCACGACACTGCGCTGACCAGCCTGTACTACCTGCAAGAGATTGAGCCTCAGACCTACGAGGCCCTAGTGCACCGGGTGCACGGGGTGCACGCAGTCGGGCAACTCAAAAAGGAATTCATGGCCCCCAAGGCGTTGCCGCCCATGTTTGCCACGTGGTACGAGTACCGTGACCACCTCGTGGACAACTTGATCACTGACCCGGATAAACGCACCCTGTTCCACACCACCTTCAGGCGGTGGTGCGACAACTATGATATCGAAGCCCATCATGACCTCGTGAGAGCACAGATCAAAGCGGTCTTGACCGATGACTACCACGGGGTGAAATTGACCACGTTTGCCGCTAGCCATGGCCGGTTCGCTAAGAACCGTGGGCGAAAAGGTGGCGACATAACAGAACGGAGACACGGATGACCACCATGCACGCAATGTCAGACACACTGGCCAAGGCCCTGATTGACGAGGCTCACGGGACAGACGACCCGCAAGCCCTTATGCGGTGGCTAGGCGAGGTCCGCACGTTCCTCAGCAAAGAACTGTCCCCGGTGGCAGCGCAGCCGGTTGACAATATCCTCTGGGTTCCCGTGGACATGGTGCAGCCAAACGACTACAACCCCAACTCAGTGGCCGAGAAGGAAATGCGCCTTCTGTATCTGTCAATCCTGAATGACGGATACACGCAGCCCGTCGTCACCATCTGGGACGAGACCATAGGGAAGTATGTGATCGTTGACGGCTTCCACCGGTACTTCACCTGCAAGAACAACCCGGATATCCACGAGCGTAACTGTGGCCTCTTGCCCATCGTTGTGATTGACAAGCCCATCAACGACCGCATGGCGTCAACGGTGCGCCATAATCGGGCGCGGGGTAAGCACTCCATTGACGGCATGGCCAGCATGGTGTTCGCCATGCTTGAGGAGGGCTGGGACGACAAGGAGATATGCAACGAACTCGGGATGATCCCTGAAGAGTTGGCACGTCTGAAGCACGTGACCGGATTTTCCAAGCTGTTCCAAGACGCACAGTACACGGCGGCATGGGAGACGCGCCGTCAGATACGCGTGAGGATTGAGCATGACAAAGTAGCGCACCCGGTGCGGCCTAACAGTGCCGAGGCCGCCGTCAGACCGACTGAGCCGCCTGCACCGCGTAAGCGCACAAGGCCAATCGCTTGACACGGTAACCCTATAGGGCTACAAAGGGTGGGCAGCGAGGGAGAACACACATGGCCCACCCGGCCCTAGCCAAAGCCTTGAAACTATATGGACAGTTGCCCAGACGCTTCAACCAAGTTGAGGCGTTTGATGCTTTTCTGGAACTGTCCTTCTGCGCACTGGCCAAGTTGGACCCGAAAGCAGACGAAGCCCGACGCAATGCCCTAGAGGGGCGGTACATGCGGGAGGTTAGTCGGTGGCCCGCAGACGACATTCGCAAAGTGTTCCCGGCCCTGCTAGCCGAGTGCTTCGAGAACTCCCCGAACATGGATTATCTAGGGATGCTCGCGGGTGAACTAGGTGTGCTGCGTGCCGAGCAAGGGCAGTTCTTCACGCCCTTTGAGGTATGTAAGCTGATGGCCGCTATGCAGTGCACCGACGTGCCCACCCTCATTAAAAGCAACGGTTACTTCACCATGGCCGAACCAGCCGTCGGGGCCGGGGCCATGGTACTCGCATTGGCGTCAAACCTGCGTGAATCCGGTTACGACCCATCCACCGTGATGTTCGTTGATGCGACGGACTTATCCGAGCGCGCGTACAGAATGGCCTATGTGCAGCTATCCGTGAGCGGCATAGCGGGCAGGGTCACGCACGGCGACAGCCTGAGCGGGTCGAAGATAGACGTGTCTTATACCATGGGGTACCGGCAGTTCGTACCTCATGCCAATGCCTGCGACCGCAAGCGTAAAGCCGCAGAGGTAACCATACGCAAGCGCACGCGGCCAACCAAGCCCGTGATCACAATCAGGAAGAGGGAGCGCCCACGTGCTTGACACGAAGTTACCGAACAAGTTCCCGACCGTTTGCGTGCGGTGCGGCATGAACCTGAGGCCGTTGGCTGGGGTGTACAACGAGCATTTCTCTGGGTATGAGCACGGGTACTGCCGACAAAACTACACGGGGACCGCAGTTCACTATCTGGCCAACCCGGACCAGAAGGCGCTTACGGAGGTGTATCTGCATGACCATGACGGCATCCTAGACCTGTACAACGTCAAGGCACTACGAGAAGACCTGAGGAATGATGACACCGTGTGCATTGAACTAGAACTGCTCGAGGTTCTGGGCATGATGCAGCGCAACGACCTGAAGGCTGAGGACGCAGCGGACGTGGCCGCGATACGCAAGGCCAAGGGCACTTATGACGAACCAGTGATGGTCGTACTGTCCGAAGACGGCACGCAGGCGCACGTGATAGACGGCAACCATCGCATAGTGGCAAAGGCGTTGTCAGGGATCATGCACCTTGACGGTTACGTGCTTACGCCGCACCGGGTGCGGAACTTCGTCAGACGCAACGTACCCCAAGACCTCATGGAGCGGGCAACACGTGCGGGGCTTATGCTATGGTGATGGTGGCCGCGCCCGTGGGCTTACCGGTCATTGCACTCGATGCTCCCGGCGTGGAGGGCAGCCCCATATGGGTGGGCAGCCTCTCCCGCTCTTTCAGCGTTGACCACCTGTATCCATCCGTACGGTTTCCGGTGCTATGGCTTACCCCCGGTGCGTTAGCATGCTCAAGACCGATAGACCCCGACAACTACAACGCTGTACCGCACCACGCGATCACGATGACCCTAAGGATATCCAGACACAACGGGCAGACCGGGGGATGGCTTAGGGTCGACTACGTCTACACCTCATGGGATGACGCACTCCTGCTGTTCAGGGACGCGCAGGGTAACGGGCTGGTTATGAGGTCCACGCGCCGGTAGCATACGCCGGGGCAGCCGCATAGGGTGGTTGACCGCACCTCAGCTATTATCTAGGGTCGGGCAACGGGTATATACAGGGGCTAGAAACCTATGAACGTCAGAACACGCAAGCGCGCCGAGGAATACACGGGCCTTAGTCACCTAACCACCACCGTGGCCCAGACGCCAGAGGTTGGTGAGTACTACAAGGCCCTGAAGGCTCAGTTGACGAAACAGCTTGAGGACGAGTTCGCGGGCATCTACGGGGGAGCGGCATCGGGCTTCGCGGTCCTTGAGCCGATGTACCCACCAATAACCTTGAACAAGCACGCCATGTCGAGCGGGGTTCTACGCACGTGTATCGAAGCCATGGCTACAAACGTGGATGGTTTCGGGTACACCCTTGAGTACGTGGGGCCTGAAGGCGGCCAAGATACCTCTGAGGCAGTCGAGGAGTACACCCGTGCAAGTGGCTTGCTTGACCACCCGAATGGCGAGTACTCGCTGATTGACCTCCGCAAACGCTTCCGTATCGACAAGGAGAGCGCGGGGTATGGCACAATCGAAATAGTGCGGAACCCCGACGATGGCTTCCCTGACGTGCTACACCACGCCCCAAGCTACACAGTGCGGGTGACGACGCAGGACACAGAGGTTACAGTGGCCGCGCGCTACATGCCGAGGCCGGGTGCTCGTGACAACATGATGCAGGTCAAGACCCGGTTTCGCCGTCTTGTGCAGATGGTGGGTTCAAAGCGCGCCTACTTCCGGGAGGTGGGCGACACTCGGGCTATCAGCGCCACCACGGGCAGGGCTATGGCCGCCGAGGGCCAAGACGACGCGGCATCAGATATGCTTATTGACATGCACTACGCCCCCGGATCGCGCTACGGAGCGCCACGCTGGATTGGTGACCTGCGATCTGTCTTGGGCATCCAAGAGAGCGAAACTCTGAACCTCGGGTACTTCAAGGACAACGGTATACCGGCCATGATGTTGCTTATCCTTGGGGGTGCGTTGTCCACGCAGGGGCAGGCCGACTTCAAGAGCGTTATCCAGCAAGCCCGTGGTACGGGTATGCAAAACAAGATCGTCATGCTTGAGGTCAAGGGCGATGACATGGCCGCCTCGGACAAGGGCACTATCCAGCGCCCCGATATCCGACTTGAGCCGCTGATGCAGGTGCGGCCACAGGACGCATTCTTCCAAGAATACGAGAGCAACAGCGCCAAGAAGATACGTTCATCCTTCCGCCTGCCCGCTATCTTTACGGGCTTGACCGAGGAAGTGCGCATGGCCGTGGCGCAGGCTTCGTTGACCTTGGCGGAAAGTCAAGTGTTCGGCCCTGAGCGCGCCCAGACTGACGACCTGTTCAACTACCACATTCTAACATACAACGGACGGCCCATGCGGTTCTGGCGGTACAAGTCAAACCCGCCGCGTATCCACGACGAGAGCGCCATCATGGCAGCGCTCAAGACGTTTGAGCAACTCGGTGCTATGACCCCCAACATCGCTATTGAACTGGCCAACACCATGTTTGACATGCGTATCGCGATGGTAGAAGACGGGTGGGGAGACATGCCCTTCGAGTTCTCAAGGGGGCAGCGCGTGGACCCCGTTACCGGTGACTTCGTGGCCACCAGCCCAGCCGCACCGCCCGAGCCACCCATCGCACCCAGCCCCGGTGACGGGGACGCGGTGAAAGCTACTCGCAAGCGCACTCGCAAGGTGCCCACAGCGACGGTAAGTAGAAGCACCCAACGAGCGGCAACGGTGAGCACCCACCGGGACGTCAAGTGGTGTGCCGGTGGAGCCAGCCATGAACAGGCAACCGCCCGGAGCACGCACAGTACCCGCCGCGCGGATGCTATGGGTGGCAACTACGTCTGGGAAGCCCCGGTGACCGAGGTAACACCATGACCATGCCTCTGGACGAATGGGGCGGGTCCGATATATGGACTTGGCGCACCGACGATGAAGCGGAAGACGCCATGGCCGGGCGCGTTAAGCGGGCCAAAGCCGAGGGGGATACCTATGATACCTACCGTGAGGAGTTGGGTCTGGCCAAGTTGCTGGGTCAGGCCGTGGCGCGGGCGGGCGTAATCGCCCTGAAGGAGTACGACAAGATCACAGGCCTTGAGGGGCCTAAGGTCACAGCACGCCGCACCAACGATAGTCGTATTCTGGCTGAACTAGACAAGCTGGATACGGTTATGCGCGGAGCATGGACGCCATCAGTGGACAAGGCCGTTTCATCCTACATCGGGTACATTGTCAACGCGGGGAACAAGCGGGCTGGGGGCTTCGCAGGCTTTGCGAAGTTACCCACCCGACCGCTGGTTGAGGCGGGTATGGTGGCCAGCGCCAAGTACTTCACGAACAACCACTTCAACAGGATCATCATGCCGTCGATCACCGGCGATATCCTCAACAAGATACAGACAGGCGAAGGGCTTGATGACACGTTCTTCAGGGCCATGCGGGCCAAGCTGGCCACCCGCCTCAAGAGCGTACCATATTGGAGACTGGTCGCAAATCAGGCGTCAAGCCGGGCCTACCACTACGGCCTCACACGGGCGGGCCTGAGCCTTGGCTACACGGGCTATCGCTTGGACGCGGTTATAGACAAGGCAACCACCCCGGTCTGCCGGGCGCTGGATGGCAAGGTGTTCTGGCTGGCAGACGCGGTGCAGCGTTTGGAGAAGCTGGCACGGGTCACGCCGAAAGACATAGCCGCTGAGGCCCCATGGCTTACCCTTGAGGACGTTGATGGCAAGGACAGCACCCAACTCAGCGCAGACGGGGTACAAGTACCCCCGTTCCACGCCAACTGCCGAACCACAATGAGCCTCGTGAAGTAACGTAGCACACCGCACCGGGTGCGCTAACTTTGCAGCATAAATCAACACGCACTTCACAGGTCATGCGGAATGGGCCATGGTGCGACAAGCCACCCGAGGACGCATAATGCGCTGTACACTAGATCAGGACTTTATCCAGCAAGAACTCCACGACACTTCCGTGGGGTACGTGCCGGTTGTCCGTATCTGCAAGACGGTGGTTGACCGCCAAATCGTCTACGGGGTGGTATACGCACCGGGGGAGATTGACAGCCACGGTGAGACCATGATGGCCGACGGCATTGAGCAAATGTGCCATGAGTTCATGCACCGGGTGGCCTTGAAGAAGGGCGAAGTCATTGACCAAGACCACGATAATGTGGTGCTGAGCGCCTACCCTGTCGAATGCTATATCGAAACCAACGCGGGCAACGATTGGCCGGTGGGGTCATGGATCATGGGTGTGAAGATTGAAGACCCCAAGGTGTGGGCCGACGTCAAGGTAGGCAACCTGAACGGCTTCAGCTTTGAGGCCATGGTTCGCAAGATGCCCAAGGTTGTCGAGGTCGAGGTTGAGGCAGACGTGTTGGGCATAACTTCCACGAACGAGGGGCATGACCACGTGTTCTTTCTTGACTTTGACGAGAATGGGCGAGTACAGGGTGGAACCACGTCCCATGAGCAGGGGCACCGGCACACCATCAGAGCCGGAACTGCTACGGACTTCGCAGAAACCGTGGATGTTAAGTCACACTCCCATCGCTTGCCGGTGCAATCATGAAGAGAACCTCAGTCCGTGCCAAGACTATCGTTGGCGTCATGTACGACCCCGACCCGCTCTTTGTCTCGCTTGTCAAGCACGGGGCAAACCAACGACCGTTTCACGCGGTGAAAACCCACACCATGGAGGCACCTATGCCCAACACTGACCAAACCCCGAAGCAGGCCTCCGCCGTGAAGCTGCACCGTATCGTGTTCGCAGGCGATGGCTTCGTAGACGAGGCTTCCGTGACCAAGTTCATGACCGGAAAGGGCTACACCGACTTCGCAGTCGTGAAGCAGGATGACGGCTCGTTCTATGTCGAGGACGCACCTGAGGCCGAGATTGACGGCGCGCTGCGCTCGGTCGAAAGCCCCACCCACAAGGGCGTCACCTACGTGGTGGGCAACCCCGTGGCCGCCGTGGCGAAGACCGAGGAAGGTTCGGACAATGCGGGCGCGGATGGCGCGGACACCCTTGCCGATGGCGATGCCGCTGCTGACGACACACCCGCACCCGGTGCGACTGAGGATGCAGCCAAGGGCGCTGACGCACCCATTGACCAGCCCATCCGCAAGCGTGAGCGCAAGGGCGCTACCATCCTGAGCGTGGGCGGGCAGTCCATCAACGCAGTGGTTGACGCGTGTGGAAACTTTGAAGCGTTTGCGGCTGACCGGGGCATCACCGCCAAGTCGTTCGCCGACACCGTGGCTGAGTACACGGGCGGCGTGCCACCCGGTATGTGGTCGCTGACTGACGCCATGATGACCGAACTACGCAAGCTGATGAAGGCCGGGCGGGCAGACGAGACGCGCTTGAACGCCCTGACCGGGGACTTTGTGCGGGGTATCATGGCCCTGAACGCGGCCTATGCTACCATCATTGACGCTACCGGCGATGGCACTACCACCAAGAGCGTGGAGGACGAGGCAGCTATTGACGCGCTGCTTGAGTTGCTGTTCGCCATGCCCGAGGCAGCACAGCCCGAGGGAACCGCGAAGAGCGCAGAGCAAATCAGCGCTGCACCGGTTGCGCCGTTGTCCGAAGACCCCGCGATGAAGGCCATGATGGGCCAACTCGCGGCCATGCAGAAGACACTGGACACCATGGCGGTAGTCGCCATGGAGGCCAGCACGAAGTCGGATGACACCGACACCACCACGGCGCGCATTGTGCCAGAGCGTAAATCGGCGGATGCTTCAGAAGGCACCGGCGAAGACAACGGCGAAACCGCCGAAGACGTTGCGGCTAAACGCGAGAGCGAGCGCCGCGCATTGAAACGGCTGGGCTTCGCCGCGTAAGGCGAACAGCGAAATAGGCTTCAAGGAGATACAAGCCATGACCAAACAACTTTCACTCAAGGCCGACCTCGCTCTTGCCGATCTGGAAACGGGCGGTGGTCTTCTGACCCAAGAACAGAACGAAACCTTCATCCGTCGTCTGGAAGACAGCACCACCATCCTGTCGCAAATCCGTACCTACGGCATGTCAGGCCCAACCGCGCGCATCAACGCTATCGGGTTCGGTGACTTCATCACCTACCCGGCGAACTGGGATACCAGCCTGAGCAACGCGAACAACGCGGGCCGGAAGTTCATCGGTGCCTACCGCACCAAGCCCGTGACCTCGCACGTTGAGTTGGTCACTAAGCCCGTCAAGGCCGTGGTGTACCTGCCCTACGAAACCTTGGAAGACAACATCGAGCGCGGCAACCTGCAAAACACCGTGATCACCATGATTGCGAACAAGTTTGCACACAACCTTGAAGCCATGATTGTGCGTGGCGAAGAGGGCGGTGCATCGCCTATCGCGCTGTTGAACCTGATGGACGGTGTTTACGCCCTCTGCAATGACCACACCGTGAACGCAGGCGGGGCCGTCTTGAACGACGACCTGTTTGTTGACGCGCTGAAGGCCATGCCCAAGAAGTATCGCACCGACCTGTCGGCGCTGCGCTTCATGTCTGGTTCGGATGCTGAACTGGAACTGCGCCGGGCACGTGCCGCACGCAACACCGCGCTTGGTGACCAGTTCCTGACCGGGGCACTGCCGGTTGACGCCTTGGGCGTGCGTGTCAAGGGGCACACCAACAACCCCGAAGACAGCATGCTGCTGACACCGCCGCAGAACATCATCTTCGGTATTCAGCGGAATATCCGTGTCGAGACCGACCGTGATATCGAGGAAGAGCAAGTCAAGATCGTCGTGACGGCACGTGTGGCCGTGACCGTTGAGAACCCTGACGCCGCTGTCAAGATCAGCAACATCGGCTCAAGCCTCTAAACCGGTTAGGGGGAGTGGGTAACCTCTCCCCCTGCGTCGTAACGCCGTAACAAGAGGAAACCGGCCATGACCATCAAAATCCAATCGAACGGCGCGTTCACAGGTGCGAATAGCGTGTCGGCAATTCTTCGCGCCATCGTCCAAACCCAAGCCGCACAGTCCCTGAATGCCGCTGTTGTCACCGATCTGGTTGACAGTTCCACCGGTACCGCCGCGAGCACCGTGGCACTGCCCGCCAACGTACAGGCCACAGCCCAGAGCGGTTCCAACCTTGCCACGAAAGCCGCCCTTGAGGCAGCCTTTGCCACGGTCTTGAATGGCATGGGCGAAGTGCTAGCCAAGGCCAACACCATGGGCACGGCTATCGGCTTGCCCGTTATCGTTGACGGGTCTGGGGCCGCCGTCGTTGACGGAACCATCGCGGCTATCACCAAGACCGTCGCGGGTGCAACCACGGGTGCGCAGGTGGCCCAGACCAACGAGGTTATCAACGGGCTGAACGACTACCTTGTGACCATCGCAGCGCGTGTAAATGAACTGTGCGCAGCGGTGGGCGTGAAGACGGTGAAACTGTCTGGGGCGGGGCGTGAGCAATCACCAGTCTCCGCCAAGGGGCTGGGAACGGGCACCGCCGCCGCAACCACCGCCGTGAGCAAGGCTTCTGCTGATGCCCTGCTGGTGGTGTATGCCAACGCAGTCGCCACGCTCGCGGCCAAACTGACCGCAGCCAACGCGATGACGTCCAAGCCGAAGGTTCTGGCGGCCTGACCGAAACTAGGGTAGGGTGCTCCCACGGGCACCCGCCCACCCATAACCCCATGAGGATGACCAGACTATGTCCGACACCGACAACCCCATGTATACCGCTACCCTGACTGAGGGCCAAACCTACGTCTTTGGCGGCAAGACGTTCACTTTCGGCGTTGCCGTTCTGATTGACGCGGCCATGTATCAAAACCTGAAGCGGAACGCCCGCAAGCATGTTCGCCAAGGCGACGGTCAGACGGTGCGCCGCGTTGAGGTGGCCATGTTCAAGTACAGCAAAGCCACTGTCGTGCAGAAGACCACGGAAGACACAGGCGCGGCCCCAGAAGATGATGACGACGAACTGGACGAGGTCACAGTGACCGTGGACGCAGACGGCAACGCTGTTGACCCCGGCGAAGGCGGCTCTGACCAGCCCGGTGGTGAGCAGAAGGTGCCACCTGCACAACGCAGCCGGGCACGCGCCGCAACCAAAGCCTGACAAGGGCGCGACTAGGGCATAAAGTGTGGCCGGGGTAACTCCCCGGCCATTAACATAGGAGGAGCCACAATCATGACTACCACGTTATCCTCAATCCAGCGTCTGGTGGGCTTCATGCCCAGTCGGGACAGTGCCTTGTCTGCCGGGCCTGAACTGCGTAAGCATCTTCTGACAGCTACCGCACTGATCCTTGACTTCACCGGCATGGTTCTTGCCGAGACAGAGCAGGTGTTCTTGCTAGACACCGTGGGAGCAAGCGTGAGCGGGCCGCTGGCCAGCATGGCCGCATCCAACGGTATGGGCACACCTGCGGTATTTGACCTGCCCGTCAGGGGGGCGCTCACGGGCTTGACGGTACGTTACCGCGCGGGGGCACCCTATGATGACGAGTTTGACTGGGAAGACGCCCCCTTGCTCGTGCAGCCAACTGACTATATCTACGAACCGGGGCTTGGCCGCATCCGACTGCGCTTCAACCCGCAGACCATGGTACACGGGCTAAGGGTTTCCTACACCACCACCACGGGCAGCGCCTATGACGTGATGGTTGGCGAGGACCGCAAATCGGCCATGGCCTCCATGGGCCTATCAACGACCTTTGCACCCGCTGGATTGCTGTTCACCGGTGTGCAGATCAAAGGGGCGGGGGCGTGCGCCTCATGCGCCTTCACCGCACCGGGTGCGGCCACCATTGATTTCACGCCAGAGGCCCTGACAGCCCTGCACAAGATGACTGTGCATGGCCCACGGGATGGAACTATTCTGGCCAGCGGGCAGGCAACCACGGTCAAGCTGGAAGGCGTGCCGTTGATTGGAAGCCCTGTGACCATGAAGCAGGTGAACTCACCGAACCCGTTGCCGCTGACGACGTATCAACTGCCCGGCGATCCGGCTACGGCCTACCCAACCTACCGTCTCACCATCGAGGGGGCAGCCACGGACGTAGCCCGCGTGTCATTCATTGACTTGGAGTTGTCACACACGGAGTGGAAGCACGCCGAAGGGTACGTGGCCCCTGAGGTATCAGAGGCGTGCGCCATGCTGGCATATCATCTGTACAAGCGTGGCGATCTGGACGGTATCGGAAAGGACAGTGACCGCACGGGCAGAAGCTATTCCTCCTCGTCGGTGATCCCCCCCGAGGTCAAGCAACTGTTGCGCAGCCACATGCGGACGGGAGGGGGCGTGACCCTGATATAGGTGTAACCCTAGGGGTTGACAGTGTAACCCTATAGGGGTACGGTGGGGGTGCAGCAAGGAGAACCCGCCAGATGATACGTCTACCATTCCACCACCCCGCCCACACCTTTGAACGCATCAATTTACCGCCCGTGCCCGCAGCATCGGGCGGTGTTCGTTTTGCCTACCAGTGCCCGCGCTGTAAATTGATGGGCGTGAGCGACGGTCTGACCAGCATTTACGTCCGGGCTGGGGCAAGCGACTACGACAAGGTGGTACACTGCTCAGGTGGCCCCATGCAGGCAGGCATCACAAAGCGGGCCATGATCACCAGCGAGGCACTATGCAAGCGTGGTGACGCCTTCGCCCACCTGTTGCCTAACACCACACACCCTTTCGTTGACCCACCGTGCATGGACTGCGAGAGCCTTGCGGGCGTGTGGGTGGCCGGGCCGTCTGGACCCGTGAAGCTGAGCGGTGGCGAGTTTATGCCTATGCCCTTCCGCGTGCGCACCCGGACCCGGCATGTTGAGGCGGCCTGACCAATGAGCGCTATCAAGCAAATTACCGACGTGGGGGAACTGCGTGACCGTTACAGTGAACTCGGGGCGGAAGCACAAGCGGTTATCACGTGGATGGTACGCAAGCTGAACTTCAAGACGCACGCCATTAAGCCCCTGCCAAAGGGCAAGAGCATCTGGGTCTTCTACGCGCCGGGCACCGGTGGCACCTACGACGTCGTTGAACTCAAGCGAGAAGAACTGCGTTGGCGGCATGTGTTCGGGCTGGCCACAAGCTACGACTACGAGTTTAGCGTGCAAGTGCGGGAACTGTACAACGACTATGTCACAATGCAGGGAGGTCACATATGACCGGTTATCTGTTACCGAAGCGGGCACGTGTCGTCGTGGACGTTCATGTGGCCACACCCATGCGGGTGAAAGACTTCGTCTATACAGTGCAAGCCACCATGCGGGACGGCATAGCCGCGCGCCGTAACCTTGACGGCGGGGTGGCCGAGATACGCATGAGGGCCTGTACCTCTTACCAGCGCGTCGTGGCCCATGAGACCGCCCCGCTCAAAGACCGGGTGCGAGAGGCAGAGCAAGCCTTGGCCACCATCAAAGACCTGTGCACCAAAGCCTTCGCACGGGGTACACCTGACACCCTCAGCGCAGAGCATGTGCTACGGGCCATTGAAGCCTACACCAACCACCACCTCATGGGCGCGTTTCCAGACCCGTCCGAAACCAAGACAGAGGAAAGCCTATGACCACCCTTGCCACTGCACACCGACCAATCGGCACGGTACTGCACGCGTTTACCATGGAGAAGGCACGGTGCATCAACGCCGTGGGCGAGCCGGTTAGCGACATAACCCCCGAGGAGTGGAAAGAGAACCGGCTGGTCAGCGCGTGGATGCAGTACCACGGCCCCGAGACAGCCCCCTTTGAGGTGTATATGCGCTGGGGCCATTACCGTGTGATCCTGTCAAACATCAACGCGGCAGATGGAAAGATGGGCGAAGGCCGGATGCCCACCGTAGTGGGGGCACTGGAAAGCCTGTACCCCATCGTTGACGTGGAGAGCGTCATTAACCCACGGCTGGCCAAATGGCTACATCGCCGGGGATACCGCCCACTGCGTCACCCCAAAACAGGGGGGAACCGAGGGGCGGGGACAACCGAGACCATGCGTTGGATCAAAGGCCAAGACACGGAGGTGGCCTTCTATGACTGCACCGTCAAAAAAGCCTGATGCCATCAGGATACGCAAGCGGGCCAGACCAGTGGCGTTCTCTATGCTACGGACCCAAGGCAGCGTCAGGGCGGCAGAGGTCAATGAGTGGCTGGCCACACTACCACCAACACCATTCCACGGGGAGGAAGACGAGACATGAACGCACAGATCGTAATGCTGCTGACAGCGCTGGATGCACTTGAGCACGCATCTATAGTTGCCTTCTTCGCCGTGCTGGCAACGAGCGTGGCCACATGGGTATCCAATCGGGTGGAAGGCAAGAGCCAGATAGTAGTGCCCGGCCTGTTGATGCCTATGCTTACCTGTAGCCTGATCGTGCTGGCCTATAACGTCGGACACTACGGGCACTGAGCCAGCCAACGCAGCCCAGAGCGGGCAGGAGAATAGCCATGAGCATTGAGGACCACCAACCCACGCCCCACGAGCCACACCCTGCTGAAAAGCCCTCCCAGCGGGACTACGCCCCCTACCCCAAACCCCCACCAGTGCCCGCGTGTGATATTCTTAACTTCACGTGCCCCTGTTGCAGCAAGAAGAAGCCCACAACCACCCACGGAAGCATCATGACCGCCTTGAGGCGACGGCAGCCACAGTTGATAGTCGTTTGCCTGATAGCCCTGATCCTGCTAAGCCTGTAGACCAAACCACGTGACCACAGACAAAGGACACACGCTATGACCACCAAGACCATCAAAGGCAAAACCGCACCGGGTGCGCCGGGCGGGCAGCACATGCAGTACCCAAGCACTGTCACCGGACGCATTACCCGCATCGGCTTGAACATTGGCTGCGCACCATTCCACGACGTACCCAAGGGCACGGGCGAGGGCGCACGTATGCGGGCGGAACTGCAAGAGCGCATGGCCAAGCACCCATACCTCTACGCCATGGACCTGAGCGCCGTTGAGGACCGCATCAGTGCGTTCTTCGCATCGGACGCGGGGGCAGAGGACAAGTCCACCCCGGCCTACCCGCCCCGCATGTCATGCACAAGCATAGGGGAGTAAGGCCATGACCGAGAATACCGCAACGACACTGCCCCGCTTCAAGCTGGAACGTGGCACAGATGGTTACGCCGCACTCATGTTGCGCCGGGCCGACGGGGCGTGGGTACCGTGGAAGGAGACGCACGCGGTCGTCATTGAGCGGGATGCTCTGCGGCTAGAGGTGGTCGAGTTGCGCAAGCGTCTTGTGGCCGCAGAGTTGCGTGAGAAGGCGCTACTGGACGGTAATCGCATCAACGCCGAGACAGATCGTCGGGCGCGCAACGAGCATCACATGATAGTGCGCAACCTGCGTACGCACCGCGACGATTTACTCGTACAAGCCGAGTGGGCCTTGCCCATACTGCAACGGCACCTGACCCACCCTAATGACAGCATGGCACTTGACGAGTATGCCACGGTGATCATGGCGGTTAAGGAAGGCAGTAAGGAGGTCGTGGACATGCTATCGGTTGAGGACGTCCTGAAGGCAGCCGGGCAGGAGTATATCCTAAACCACGTCATAGAGACTGACGATACCCGTGTGGGCCGACACTCAACGGTGCGGGGCATGATGGTGCGGCTTGGCCTGTACCCTCAGCTTGAGGACGCCATCAACGCGGCCTACGGTAACGGGCTGGTTCCCATGGACCCGCCCCAACAAGCCGCACCCGGTGCGCCAGAAGGTGACCCAACACCCGCGTGGTGGCCTAAGGTCAACGCTATGGGCACCGCGCCAAAGGACGGAACCCTGCTGAGATTGCTCGTTGACTACCGGGAGGACGGAGCAAACGCGATTGAGGACGCCGGGCTTGCGTGGACGATAGGCTTCAACAACCTACAGGACACGGATGAAGACCGGTGGGACTTCGCGGGATGGAACTGGGAACAGGACTGCTTCACGCAAGGCGAAGGGGAGGTAGTAGGCTGGGCACCCTTCTATGGAGACACGCTCCCTGCATCTGGCAAGGCCCACGGGGGGCTATGTGAAGACGAGGGATGCGAGCACCACGGCACGCCGCACATAGGTGTGAGCCGGTCTGATATCCCGCCAGAACTGCGTGTGATGGACGCTGCCTCGCTGATTGCAGCCCATGACGCGGCTTATGACAAAGCCCGTGGATGCCCGGTATACGCACCGCCCCACTCTGTTAACCCCGGCGAGGCTCTTTACCACGCTACAAGAGCGGGTCTCCGGTCCGCAGCATGTGGCGACGAGTGGATGCGTCTGTATTCAGAACTAAAAATGCTTGGGTTGCGATCACTCAAGCACCCACAACTGTTTAAGGACACTGCCATCCCCACCCCAGCACAAGCAGAGCACATAATCATGAAAGGCGGTGCAGCATGACCCCCATTGACCTATCCCGCCTTGTCGCGCCGCTGATCGAGGCAATGCAGAGGCCAAAATGCCCGCGAGTGTGCACAACCAACGGTGGCCCGAATGTTGACGGGCAGAAATGGGTTCATGCGCTTGACTACGCGGAACTTAAAAAGCAGTCAGACGCCCTATGCGCAGCCCTAGACCCCGCCGCGCTTGCCGCGATGCTGGCAGAGGTGCGGGCGGATGCGCTGCGTGAGGCGGCTCGCATTTGCACCCCGAATACAGATTTCGTGAGCGGAGATTATGCAGACGGGCGGCGACATGCAGGGTGGGCGAACCACAACGCCATCCTCACCCTGATCAAGGAGCCGCAGACATGACCCCAGAACGCTGGATAAAGGACTGACCTGATGAAAGTCAAAGTTGGCGCATACTCAAGCGTTGTCGGCGGTTCAGTCCATTTCCACGAGGATGATGGCAGGTTCGCTGGTCAGATCGCAATCATGTGCAACACCGATACGCTGCGCGACCCTGAGTTACAGAAGGCTATGTGTGAGGTCATGGCCAAGGCGTTGGAGCAGTTCTTCGCAGGCGAGCCGGGCTTGACACTGTAGCCCATTAGGGTTACAAGCAAGTAGCAGCAACGGCCACAAGGAGCAAGCCATGACACTTACTGTATTCAAGTACCCCGTGAGGATTGAGGAGGGGCAGAACATCAAGATGCCCACCGGGGCGAAACTCCTCAGCCTTGGCGCGCAGGCAGGCGATCTGTTCATGTGGGCACTGGTTAACCCTGAGGCCTCTAAGGTCATGCGCCGGGTATCCGTGGTAGGCACGGGGTGGCTTACCCCTGAACTCAGTGACATGACCTATATCAGCACGTACCAGACACACGGCCTCTCCGTGTGGCACCTGTTCGACGGCGGCGAGGTGGCACCATGACAGAGCATGGCGGGGTGCGCATGAGCAAGGCCCAAGCCGAACTGGTGGCAGACGCTATCGTCACTGCGCTTGGGGCTACGCCTAAGAGCGTAATGGCCTCAAGTGCAGCGCCCGTGCACACAAGCTACGCCGAGGCACAAGCCCATCAACTGCGTGAGTGGTGTGAGGGCAGGCCGTGGCACAACCCGTGGTCACCCGGTGGCACCGCACCCGGTGCGGTTGATGACCTGAGGACAGGCGAGTGTTGCCCTGACTTCTCTTGTTGTATGCCAGAGCACATATGGGCACGCGAGCGCCGGTACGCCTTCTTGGCCGCAGACGAAGAGGGCCGGTACAAGATGCTGGTGGGGTCATTGCTCAACATCGCCGGGCCTGATGCTATCCATGTGTCTGACGTGCAAGTATGGGGAGACAAAGAATGAAGAAGTCCTGTAGCTTGACGGGCCGAAAGGCGAACTCGCGGGCATGGGTACTGGCAGAGCAATCAGGTGGATGCTTTGTGGTGGGGGCCTATACCACCTTCCGAGGCGAGACCATGTACGCTGAGCCGGTGTACACTGGCAGCCGCAAGGGGTATGGCGGGGTGCACAAGATCAGACCCGGAACGCGGTGCAGGTACCGTGTCATTGTGACACCCAAGCAACCCAAGCCGTGTGACGCGCTATGACCACCGAACCACCAACATGGCGAGAGCAAAATGACAAGCACTGACAGGAAGACCGATGCCGTACTCATGGCAGGGCTGACCACGGCAAGACGTATGCTGCACAACCGCAAGTTCCTGCACCTGAAGAGCGGCCAGATTTACCACGTGACGGATATCAGCTACCGTGAGCACGACATGGTTCTGACCGCAACCTACACACCTATAGGCCCCTTCTATGGGCTATTGACATTCAACCGCCCGATCAGCGAGTTTATCCCGGCCCGCTATCAGGTCATTGAGGATATGTGATGATGAATGACGCGCCGACCACCCCGCACATGAAACCGGCTGAGGCGTTGGCTATCGTGGCCCATGCCCGCCGCGTGACGCGCGGAGAAGCCAAGCCAACCAAGGCCCACACCACCGACATGCTCAGACTGGTAGCCACCTACGAGCAGCGGCTTCAGACCTTGCGTGGATTGCTGGTCAAGATAGGCGATGGTCAAGAGCGCATGGTTGACCTGATGCGAGAACACCTCACAGACGTAACGCACCCGGTGCGGGCACCCTTGCAGGGCCAAGCCGCAGAGCCGGGGCAGGAGGCACCGCCCCGTGACAACGCGGTGCAGGCGGGCGGCAAGAAACTGTCCCCCACCCCCGTGGTTCTGGTGGCCTTGGCGCTGGCCACTACGCTGATACTGCTGTTGACCTAGGGCGCACGTTGCGCCATAGTCAAGACACCGAGCGCACCCCAAGCCCCGGCGCAAGGCAGAGAAGACAGGGGCACCAACCGAGAGGACGAGACATGAAACCGCACCGACTGCACCACGCCTTGTACACGCTGATCATGCACATGGCCGCCATTGCTGACACTTTCTTCGACAGCGTGCAACGCTTGGCGACCTTCGCTTATGATGGTTTGATCTTCGCCATGGATTGGCTGATGCCCGCCCGCGCTGACTTTGCCATGCCGACTGGCCACGCTCTGCGTCCGACCCGCGAGGTTCAGTATTTGAAGACCGGCCTGCACCGCTTGGCTCAGCCTTTCCTTATGCGCGCCGGTGATCCTGAAGATGGCGGCGACGATGACGGCACAGACACCGGCGAGGAGGCCAGCCCTCACGCCCGGCGTTGACGCCGTTTGACGGGCGTTAGGGGGCAGGAGTACCCCACCCCACCCCTACACCGTCCCTAACGCCGTCACCCCCCAAGAGGTGACGGCGTTTTGCTTTTCCTAGTACATAGCAACCAGCGCGTGCGGGAAGCGTGGCGTACAGGCCACAGGAATCCCGCTCAATGCGCCCTCATTGCCGGGCACCCGCGCACCTCTGTTGACAGGGGCCGCCCCTTGTGCGCTGTCTGCATGCACTGAGCACAGATGCCAACAAGGAGGGCTAACATGATGCACGTCGCTGAGTTCGTTACCGCCGCTCCCGCATCGCGGGTTGACCGGTGTATCGTGGCCATACCTGCCACCAACCTGACCGAGACCTTCAAGGGGCAGGACAGCACCTACCTTCTGTGCTCCGTGACCGGTTGTGCCTGCAAGCGCGGGCCGGGGTGCGCCAACCTTATCCTTGAGGCGATCCACAAGGGCCTCGCAGGTTCGCGGGCGGAAATGGCGGGGGGCTGAGGCCCCCCAAACTTTTTGCGATAAATCGGCATGACCCCCCTTGCATTGTAACCCGAATGGTTTACATTGATAACAACGGCGCATGACGCGCCCGGCAACAAGGAGACCAGCCATGAGCACCCAAGAAGCATATGACGCAGGCTACGCCCACGCCATGGCAGGCAATGGCATCAGCGGGCGCTTTGCTTACACGGGCACGGCGCGCGGGTACTGGGAAGCAGGCTTTGCCGCTGGAACCAAGGCCGCCAAAGCCGCCTATGACGCACCTGAAGCTAAAGCAAAGCGGGCTGAAGACAACGCCAAAGCTGTTGCATGGCTGGAAGACACCATGCTTGAGTTGGCCGTGAGCCTGCACACTGGCCGCATGTAACCCCACCCCGAAAAGGAGACCCACCATGACCAGCGCAACCGTATGCACCACCAACCCGGCCCACATGCTTGATGACCAGATCACCAGCGAGGTGCGGGCCATCAACGCAGCCATGGCCAAGCTGGAAGCACGGAAGGACGAACTGATCAAAGAGTGCTCTGCCCGTGTAGCACGCCAATACAACGAGGAGTTCTGAGAATGAACAAGACCCGCCGTCAGGCCATAGCGAGCGCCGTGGCCAAGATCGAAGAAGCCAAAGACTTGCTTGCGGTTGCCGCCGCCATCATTACCGGCGCTTCAGAGGAGGAACGTGAGTATTACGATAACATGCCCGAGGGGCTACAGGGCAGCGAGAAAGGCGAGATTGCCGACGCAGCGGCCACGGGGCTTGAGGAGGCGGCCAACGCACTCACGGAACTTGACGACACACTGCAAGAAGCCCTTGACCAGTGCGAGAACGCATCGGCCTGAGCCGAGCATACAGGAAGGAAGACCTATTATGAAAAGCCTGCTTAGTGCGCTGACCGCCGCCTACCTTGCCTTTGGCCTATTCGTGGCCCTTGCCTTTGGGCAGGCCATGCCCGCATTGAACGCAGGGGGTAAGGCGTACATCACTGCAATGTGGGGGCCTATGGCCGTGTGTCAGGGAACCGGATGGTGTGACCCTGTCCCGCCCGCGTTTATCAGCGTGCGCATGTTTACCTTCGAGAGCAGATAACCCCCCACGAAGGGCATTGACGTTGTAACCCGAATGGTTTACCACGGGCAGGCAGCAAACTGGGAGAGACCGCATGAAAACCATCAAAGAAAACCAGTGGCTTCTGGACACCTACGGGGTTCGACAGAAGACAGATCACGGTGTTACCGTGCTGCGCTTGGGCGACAAGGCCTATATCAGCAGCGACACGGTTCTTCCCGCCAATGACCACGGGTACAACCGAGACGCCGTCTGGGGGCATGCGGATTGCCGGGCACAAGACTACGCCGACGCCATCCACGCCAAGGCCATGCGCTTGAAGAAGTTTGGCTTCATTATCGGAAAGCGCGACCCACGGGCGAACACGGACTTCCCCGGTGCGTTTATGGTCATTGAGGCACATGGCCAAGGCGAACTGCCGACGCAGGACGGACGCAACGGCCCGTGGTGCATTGTCGATGACAACCTGTCAGCGCTGATCCTTTCAGCCTATGAAGGGTGGCAAGGCATCATTGAGGGCCTTGACGCTACCGCGCCGGGCGAGGACATTTACGAGGGCAGCCCCTATGAGTAAGACCCACCACACCCTTCTGGTCAGCGTTACCTTCGACAAGGCAGCACCGCCTAGACAAGCCGCCCGGATCATCGGGCATATCTTGGCCGGGAAGACCCTTGAGGATGCCATCCTTGAAGCCAACCTAGAGTTCAAGAACACGGCCACCCCCATCCTGTACAGTGCCCACCCTGTGAGTTCTGGACTGATGCAGCCGGTGGCAGAGCACACCATCATCCCTGACCAACAAGAGGAGGACGCGGCATGACCACAACCATTTACCCCATCGCCATTGAGGGCGAAGCGCCTGAGGTGTGGGCCACCCCGGCGAGTGCATCACGCCGACTGCGCGAACTGTTCCCGGCCCCGCGCTATGCGTTGCAGTTCCTGACCGCGTTGACCGATGGTTCAACTGCGGCCAAGGCCCTGAAAGACGGCATCCAAGTAAGCGTTCTTGACCTTGATAGGGGGGGCGACATGGCTGCATTCTGCCAGCGCCAATTCCTCAAAGGCGAGGGCACGCTATGAGCGGGGCGGGGCGGTCCAACATCGCGGACGTGGAAGTGCTATATCAGACGCAGACAGCCAAGGCAGTGTGCGTGAAGGAAGAGGAGGGCGGAAAGGATATCTGGTTGCCCTTGTCGCAGTGCGAAGTTGGCGAAGCCCATGGCCAGCCTTTGGTGAGGGGCGTTGTCTGTATCATCACGGCTGAGCAGTGGTTCCTAGAAGAGCGGGGGCTGGTGTGACAAGACTACTGGTGACAGGGGGCAACCCCGCCCTATTCGCGGCACTCGCAACGGTCGAGCGTGAGACGGGTATTGAAATCAAGACCACGAACATCACCAGCTTCCCACCTATCCGCGACGAAGGCCTTGAACTTCTGGACATGATGTATGGCACCTACTCAGGTCGATATGACGCCAAAACCGGGCAGCCGGTTACTGTGCCACGCGGCATAGCCCCGACAACGCAGGAGCGGGCCGCTGAGCACGCCAAGGCCAACGAGGCAGTCAACACCCGGCAAGTGCGAAGGGCACGTGAGCGGGCCATGCGTAAGGGGCGCGAAGCATGAGTTCAACCGTGGGGCCAGTGGTGGCCGGGTTCCAGACGTTGCCGATGACGGGGCTTGAACTGGAAAAACTTGAGGCATGGTTGCACGGGGCAGGGGGCACCAAGCTACCACCCACAAGCGAATGGGAGATAACCAGATGGCGCTTCGGGAAGGCCACACTTATCCTGTACACCAACGCGCAAGGCGGGCGGCGATGGACGTGCAATGACTACGGGGTTCTCAGCCTAGTCGAGAAAGCCATGCGTGACGACACACCGCCGCCCGCACCGGTCGCGCCCGCCGAGACAGACCAGCCCCACGCACGCAGACGCCGTGAGCGCCTAAGTAGCCCGTCCGGGGCTATGGACCTTATAACGCCCGAAGACACCCCCATCACAGAAGCCGCCGTCATTGCCCCGTCCGAACCTGTAGGCGTGACCGGGTACCGCCCGACCAACCACAAGAACCGCATCAACCTGAAGAAACTGCTATGTGAGCGACAAGAGTGGCTGTGCTTCTACTGTGGCACGCTGATGAGCCTTACCGCGTCAAGCACCGCCGCGTTGGCCACTTTTGAGCACGTCGTCCCCAAGTCAGCGGGCGGCCCAGACGCAGCGTCAAACCTCGTGATAGCCTGCCTAGCATGCAACCACGCAGTAGGTTCCATGAGCGTGTACGAGAAGATGCTGTTCAGAGACGGCATGAAAAGTGCGTAGGGGGGGGGCTTGACAGTGTAACCCTTTAGGTTTACATAAGCCCTATGAACCGCACCGGGTGCGGGCAACCAAAGGGAAGACCGCTATGACCGCACTGCGCTTAATGCCGAAACCTGCTGACCTTGGCCGTCCCGTGGCCTTCTGCGTGGGGGAGGCCGTGCGGGAGTTTGAGAAGTGGAAAGAGGCCGGTTCGCCGCAACTGAGCGAGCGTATGGTGATGGGGTTCCGCCTGCCGTCGTGGCAACGCCCCTTTGTGTGGACCGAGGCGCAATCAGTGAAGCTGGTGGAGAGCCTGTGGATGGGCCTGACCATTGGCACATACACATTCAACCGGGACCGGGACGAAGGTAGCAAGTTTGACAACCTGCTGATCGACGGGCAACAGCGCATGAAGGCCCTTGAGGACTATCTGACCGGCAAGTTCCCGGTGTTCGGATACCGCTGGGAAGAGACCACCGAGGTGGACAAGCGCACGTTTCGGAACACTATCTTCGGGTGCTATATCACAGACAGCACCGACGAGACGTACCTGAAGGGCTACTACAACATGATGAACTTCGGCGGGGTCGCCCACAAGGAAAGCGAGCGTGCGTAACATGGGGCTGGAACTTACCATATACATGGCCAAGCGCGAGTCAAATGCCGGGGGCGTTGACCCCTTTATGCCTGACCCACCCGAGGGCACGCGGTGGGTAGAGGTGGCTGGATGGCGCAAGTTTGGCAGCCTGACACAAGCCTTGTTCCCCGGCCACGGGTCACCTGACTGGAAGGTGATGACCGCAGAAGACCTTGACCGGGTGCGGGGGACAATGACCGACCCTGCTTGGGTATGGCCCCGCTTTCACGACCTGCACGAGATAACGTCGCAAGACATGCAAGACCGGTTCAAGGCCATGCTTACCCACACGCTGAATGTCATGCGGGTGCATTTACTGGAAGGTCGAACGCTGTTGATTGAGGTGGTGGATTGACCGACACGCCTGCACCACAATGGGTCACCCTGCCTCTGCACCGTGGCCCCATGCTCACAGGTCGGGTGTCTTGTGGCCGGTCGGTGAGCGCACCGTACCGCGTCGTCAGTGTTATCATCACAGACAAGCGCGACCCACGCTGGACCCCAGAGAACGCGGGAGACTACATGAAGGATATCGGGCCATGGGCCGGGCCGTATCTGTCCGACTATCTTGAGGCTGAGGCCATGCTTCACGCCGCCGCGTGCGGCTTCCATCTTGACCCCTTACCGTTTAGGAAACCAGATGCTGACATTGATTGATATTGGCGACCGACTTCGCCTTACAGAGGCTTGGACGTTCCCTCTGCACCAAGAGGGACGCAACCATGAGTTCGCCCGCGCCTTGGGCCTCATGGACGTGGGCACGCCGTGGGAAGCCATCATGCTCCGGGTAGGTGTGGTCACCGGGAAGAACTACTACTTGACCCGCCCATTTCCAGAGAGCGAACGCTACTACTTTGAGCGCGACCTTGCCATCCGAGAGCATGGGTCGAGAAGGGCCGTGCTGGACGTGGAGGCTCTACCGGAGTTCGACCGGGCGACGTGGCACATGATGGGCCAATACCTCCCGACCGCGACCGTACCAGCCGGGTCCGAACTGACCGTGGATCGGGTATACATCAGGCAGGGGGCGAAGGAGTATTCCAGCCTATCCTTCCTCGTGACGGACGCAGGGCCGTTCGGTGACAGGCTGGCACCGGTGGCGAAGCGCGGCTTCAAGAAGGCACACCGCTTCTGGGCGAAGCTGCGTGATTGCAGACGCATCGAAGCGTCGGTTGACTACGCGGACGTGCCAGAGGCGGGGTCAATGGGGTAACCACATGCACAGTATCAGGACAACCAAGACGCCACGCCGCAAGGCCAGCGTTATCAGTGACGACCCCGTGTATCTCGGGCAAGACATGGTCAGCGGGCAGCGCGTCGTCACGGCGGTATGGCGTCTAAACTCAGCGGACATGATAGCCATGATGGGGGGCGCGGCTATACTTGTGCAGGTGCACGTTAAGGACGGGGAGGTGGCCGGTATGGCTATGAACCTGACCGCCTACGACCACCCCGGCGCAAACGCGCTGTCAAACGACCTGAAGCGGATGGGGTGAGCACATGCTGATAGTCAAGATCGAACTGCACAGTGCCCGCACGGGCAAAGTCGAGACGCTCGGGCAGATGGTCATAGACAATGTGGGCGGGGCCGGTAAAGGCCGCTATGACAAGCTGGCAGACTATCGCGTCAGGGTCGGACGCAAGGGCGGCACGCTTCAGGGTGTGCTTGACAAACCCCTACGCGAAGGGCGTGTCGATGGCTACCCGCGCCTGTCGTATAACGTCTGGCGGCTTGTCCTTCGGGCGCTACGTGCCACCTTCCCTGAGGAGCGCTAGCCGCACCCGGTGCGCCGTGACAGGCTTGACACTGTAACCCTAATGGTTTACCACACGTGGGCAGCAACAGGAGAGAAACGTGGTTGACAAACTTGACGGCCCACCGGCGTGGGATCGACTGACGGCTAGGGCTGGCATTGAGGTCATGACAGACCCACGTATACCACCCGGTGTTGCCTATGTGGTCCCTCCCCGCGCGCCGGGAGAGACTAATGAGGAGTACTACCGACGCACCTCTTCAACCGTGACTAGCACTAATCAGACGTTAATGACTATTGGCGTTGACGTGGGCGGCGAAGACCGTTCCCTTGTGCAGGTCTTTGAGTGCGCAGACGACGGAGAGTTTAAGGTGGTCGAGGAGTTTGATGACTTCACCCCTAGCGCCGAGGACTTGAGAAACCACTGGAACGGGCCGGGGCACCTTGAGTTCTACGTGTCAGCCAACCGCCCTGACGTCTTTGAGTTTGACGTAGAGGACTACAGCGGGTGCGCGGGCGGTGCCCACGAAACGGTCGGATGGGATTACCTCATAGAAGATATGCTGGGCATCGACCGGGCCGAACTGCGCGAGGGCTGGACCTACACGGTCGAGAATCTGACTGTGGTGTGGTCGCGGGGCGATGGCTGGGAGATTGACGACGATGTTGACTACTACCACGACGGCCTGACCGCTAGCCGGGAATGGAAGCGGTGGCTACGGCAGAAGGTGGTCAACGCGTGGTGGTTCAACATCGGGTGGCGTATCGCGGTGTGGTCTGGGAGCCGCAAGGCGTGACCGGCCATAGCGAGAACCTCATTGATGCCATGGCGCGGGCAACCGACAACGACAAGGCCATGGGCCTGAAAGCCTACCCCAACTATCACCTGACGCTGCGTGCGTTCAGTGAGTTGTACGGGGTGGGCATAGTGCCGACCGTTGAGGCCTTCGCAGCCCTGTCCCCGAACAACGACTATCACGGCAACTTGCGATCACTGGCAAGCGTTCTCTTCGCGGTCGCAACAGGCCGGGGCCTAGATACCGTGGTGGTCAGCACGTACAACGCGTGCGCAGCCCGTGCCTTCAGCTATGCCACCGGGGCGGTCAGCTTTCTTGACACCGTGGCCGGGCGCAAGACCACGTCCTTCAGACACAACCTGCTTTATCCTCAGACCTCCAAGCTGGTGACAGTGGATGGCCACATGCTCGGGGTGTGGGCTGGCAAGCACCTCACTATGAAAGAGGCCGTGCCGTACATGAAGCCGGGGGTCTATGACCAGATTGAGCGGGTGGTGCAGCGCTTGGCCAGACAACACAAGATACCCGTGCCCGCTGTTCAGGCCACGCTATGGATGCAGCGCAAGCGTGAGCGGGGCGTGGTCTTCAGCGAGCAAGTGGAATTGTTCAGCGGACTTAGCCGGTGGGACGAGGTGTGCTCAACCGGGGACTATCCGCCTTTCGGACCGGACGTTGAAAGTTGGCGAGAGTGGTACTGGGCAAGAAAGGCAGCGAAGCCGTGAGCAAGAGCACCCTGAGGCCAATAGAGTACACGGCCCTTCAGGCTATCAAAGAGGCCGGGCGCGGCCTCACATTCAGGGAACTATACGACAAGTGCGGTGGTTCACGGGGTCGGTGGTCTTTCGTTTTGGCCGCGCTGGTACGCAAGGGCGCGCTTGACCGGCGCGGAGGCGGATGGCGTGACGCTATCATCACACCTGAAGGCGAACACCTCCTCTCGCTACAGGCCCCCGTCACCAGCCGGGACAGCCTGCCAAAGGCCTCCCTCTACGCGGGTCTTCACCCGGACGGGGGCACCCGGTTCAAGCGCGCCTTGGCCACCCCTACAGTGGCAGACAATGTGCTCAAGCCGGGGCATGACAACGTGAAGCTAGGGTACGAGGTGACAAAGGGCAGGCACGCAGGAAGACGCCTGTACTCCCTGACGCTTGAGGAGGGTCGGACGTGCCCGCCCTGCGATATGGCGAAGCTATGCTACGGGGGCAACATGCACCTAGCCCGGCGCTGGGAGGCTGGGCAATCTCTTGAGAATAGCATACGTGCTGAGGTCCAGAAAAGCAGACTGCCCCTGCTTGTGCGCCTGCATGTGCTCGGAGACTTCTACAGCGTGGACTACGCACGTATGTGGATTGAGGAACTGGGTGTCCCGGTCTTTGGGTACACACACCACCACCCGTTCAGCAGCATAGGCCGGATACTGCATAATGCGCCATGGGAAACCATAAGCGTCAGGAAGAGTTTCAAGGCCGGGGCATCCAAGCTGGGTGTGATGAAGTCGCGCGGGGCCGTAACGGTCACAGAGTGGGCACAGGCTGCACAATACGACGCCATACCATGCCCTGTCCAAACAGGCGATCAGGCATCATGCGCGACGTGTGGCCTGTGCTGGAACACAGAACGAAATATCGCGTTTATTCAGCACTGATCACACTTGACGCTGTAACCCGATAGGTTTACATTCCGGGGGTAGCAAAGGAGATAACGCCATGACCATGTACAGCCGTGACGAACTGAGCAACATGCGCCGCGAAGCCCAAGAGGACGGGCAGGTGATTGAAGATAACGAACCCGTTATGCCAGCACCCCCCACGGTCGCGCCGTGGGAACAGCCATGGGACAAAGAACGGTTCAACACCCTGTTCCTTAGCAGGGGGCCGGTGAGCGACTACGCCATTACGAAGGCCATCGTCTTTCTTTACGCACGGCAGACGCAGGACGAGCGGCGGGCCAACATGACCAAGGAGCACAACGGACGTGGCTTCACGGGCACTGACGGTGAGTTCCTTAGTAGTGTGGCCAAACGTCTTGAGGCGGGGCTACAACTCACACCCGGCATATGGAAGGCACTGCGTAGAACCAACGAGAAGGGGTTCTGCGTACTGGCCAAATACCACGGGCAGCTTCAAGAGGCCGTGGCGGCGAAGGCCAAGGCCAAGGCCTACGCGGTGATTGACGCGGCAGAGGCCGTACAATGAGCCGCGAAGCACCAGAAGACGCGCTGTCAATGATCGACGCCAAGACAGGTGACGTTTACCTGTTGAGCAATGGGCACACCTTTACCGTCAAGAGCCTGACCAATATCTATGACCAGTACCGAGGCGGGATGCAGATGGCAGTATGGGGGATGGAGCATATCCCAGAAGGGTCAGACAGTCCCGCCGTCATTGGTCGGGTAGGGCCGGGAGACCAGCAACGCACGCTGTACGCCGACGGGTGTTTCCGGTCGTTCGGCAACGTGATGTTCCACGCAGTCACAAAGATACGTCGAAGGCAGCGGGTGGAGTGAGTGCCACGTGTCTGGTGGGTTACCGCACCCGGTGCGCCGCTTGCTAGCAACGCCCCAGCATGGTAGCGTCTTTGACCGGAACAAAGGAAACAGGTTATGAGCGTAGGGTACGAGGTAGCACAACTGCGGAAGCTGTTAGGACTGTCCCAAGCGGACATGGCCTCGGCACTGGGCTTCAGCGGCCCACCGTCAAACCGCCGCGAGGTAATCAGGCGTATTGAGGCCGGTGAGCGGGAAGACCTCAAGGCTATATCAGACAGGCTACGCGACCTCAAGAAAACAGCGCACGTATCGCTTGCCGCAGACAGCGTGAAAGCGCTGCGCTCAGCCCTTGCCCTTCAACACGCCATAGCAGACGCCCGTGTGGATAAGACCACGCTCCACGCGCTGCGTCAGGCGTTCTCATACGAGGCGCAACGACTGCGCTTGCTGCACGGCCTGCCTGATACCATGCCAGACAACGAGATACCGGGGCACGTCGCGGCTAAGCCGTGGCCAGCCCTGACACAGGATGCGGGGCGGAAGGTGGGGTGACTGCAACGGCATAGTCACGTGGAGATATACCCCACGCAAACGTCAGCGTTAGGCGCGACAGCCCGGAGAGTACGGGTACCCAACCAGCCACAAGGAGAAAGACTAATGACCAGTAAAGTTACCGTTGACGCACATGCGGGATGGCCGCTGCGTGTTGACTTTACGCACCCCGCAACCGGGGCTGAAATGCGACCGGTGCACACCGTCAAGCCGGGAGAGGTGTTTGAGTGCCACGTGCACGACGGGTGCTCCGTGGCCGTGACCGAACTGCGGAAGGACGCTGAACTATGACCGAAACGCGAAACGGGATCGAACTTGGCGACAAGGTCACCGACAACGTCACTGGGTTTACCGGTGTGGTCACGGGGCTGGCTGATTACTTGACAGGGTGCTCACAAGCCTGCGTGCAGCCCATCTTGAAAGACGACGCGGACTGGAAGGAGGCACGGTGGTTCGATGTTGATCGTCTGACCATCACTGAGTTGAAGGCCGTGGTTCACGTAGTCAAGACAGCGCGGGGCGGCCCTTCCGGGTCGGCACCTACGAAGTAAGCGCACCACGCCGTCATGGCGCTTGACAGGGCCGTATAGGCCCTGTTACCCATTCAGAACGCTGGCCAGCTAGCGGCGACCTATGATGTTTTGAAACCTCCTCCCTCAAGGCGCTTCATGGGTCGTCGTGCTAGGCGTGTGAGCCGCACCCGGTGCAGGTCTTATGCTACAGCCCGAGAGGTTGACATATACCGGCGCAATGCGACATAGTCTCGCCTGACCATTATGGAGGACTTACACCATGGCCGCACGAGCAACCACAATCACCACTATCAACGGGGCATGGGTAGCCCTGACGCAGGCCGGGGCCACTGCCTTGACCATGCAGCCCAAGAAAGACGGGGTGCTGTTCCTGCACGCTACGTCGGGCGCGTCCCCGACTGATGTACTTGCAGCCGCTAGCATCATCGGGCTTGAGTGGTCAAAGGACCGTGGGCACCTGAGCCTCAACGTGGCCACGGCTTTCCCCGGTGTGGCTACCCCCGTAGTCTGGGTCTACAGCACCCGCGCCGTGCCGATCACGGTCTACCACAACTGATCCATACGCCCGCTCTGCGTCACCAAAACACCCCGCCCCGTGCGGGGTGAACTTTTTTGCGATGGCCCCTTGACCGTGTAACCCGTAAGGTTTACATTCAGGATGCAGCAAAGGAGACCACGTTATGACCACATACCACATTTACCAGCCCCACCTGACCGACGTGCAGGTCCACGAGTTGAACGCGAGCGGCTGGGAAGCGAAGCCTGAGTTCCGGCTGTATGCCAAGATCACCGGGGGCTTCGACGTTACCGCCCACGACTACTACGCGGCAGCGCACCATGGCATCATGAAGCATATGTGGACCGTTGAGGCCGACGAACTCAATCAGGTCTTCCCGCTGGCCAACTACATGCCGGGCAGAGGCACGGCCACGAAGATCAGCCTACAGGCCAAATCAATGAGCGTTGGCGACGTTGTGGTGTATGCCAGTGCGGAGAGCGTCATCGGTTGGAAGGCCAAGGTGTGCGCCCGCGCGGGCTATGACCACCTCAACGCAGTGGCACTGCGCAAGATTTTAGAGAACTGCCCCATGGTCCGCGATGGTCGCGGCGTGGTGGTGAACCCGGAGAGCGTGCAATGAGCAGAGACAACTTCTTGAAGACCTACCGCGAGGTGCTTGAGCAGCTCTACGACTGGGCAAAGGACACCGCCAAACTTGACAAATACATGGCGAAGGTGCGTGGGACCATCGCGGGCGAGAACAACGCATGGCACTCGCAAGGCCCCGCCGTTGACGCCGCATGGGCACGTATCGGCGGCACGGGCAAGCCCACCCTCAAGGCACTTCGGGGACTGCAAGCATGACTGAAATCAAACCCTGCACCCCACGAGCGAAGCGCCTTGTGACTGCACTTGTCAAGGCCGCAGACGAGCACGCCTTCTCTGGATCATACCCCCCGGAGGATCATGAGGAGATTGAGGACCGGTTCGTAGGCGCGCGGGCTTCTCTTGAGAACTACATCGCCAAGCTGGAAGCAGCCGCACCGGGTGCGGCTGAGAAGGCGCGGGCCGATCAGCAGTATGCCGTGAAATTCAAGGGCAACCCCGCCCTGTGGCGTATCGCCCGGAAGGTGCCCGTGTCCGACTACGGCCCCCAGATGGGTTCAAGCCCCGATGCACAAGTCTGGTGCGAGGTGCCCTCCACCGCCTACCTCGCGGAAGTCGGTCAGGAAGAAATCGCAATACCGCTACCTGACCGCGCTTGACAATGTAACCCATTAGGTTTACAAGTCAGGTGCCGCAAAGGAGAACAGCCATGACAACCATCTTTACCGCCGAAACAGTTAAAGCCGCTGAGGCCGCCGTGTGGAGTGCCACATGCGAGGTCAGTGCCCGTACCGTTGGGCAGGTGCAGAAGTGGATCAGAACCAATACAGGGTTCTCCGATCTATCGGATATGATGTGCAGCGCCATACAGCATAACTATACCCCAACTATCGCCCCGGTGTGTGGAAGCGCCAAGGCCTACAAGGACGCGGAACGCGTGGCCAACGCGTTTGACGCTGCGTGCACGTGGGCCTTTGGGGCCGGTACACCTCGCCGGGCTTATCGCCCCCACGCCGCCATGACGTTCACCAAAAAGGTGGCATGATGCCAGCACCCCTGTTCGCCCGCTTCTGCCGCAGACTGACCAGCGACGGGGGCTACCTTGAGAAGCCGAGCAAGCTAGCCTATCTAACCTTGCTTCAGCACCGTATGCGGGCGCGCGTGTTCTCTTTTGACGACGCGGCGTCTGAGGAGGTAGGCCGCGTATCCATGCTACCGCCTTCACGCTTGTGGCCGATTTATGAAGGCCTGCGTATGCCGACAACGGACGTGTGGATTGAACTGGACATGGCCGCGTTGATGCGGGGTTCAAACGAACTGGACAAGCCGCGCAATGTGGACGCCGACCCGGCCAATCGCCCGGTGCGTACCGGGTTCGCACTGATACAGCGTGCCCCGGCTGATGACCGGGTGGCCTTCAACTATGTTCAGTATGCAACGGGCAAGACGCAGCTTTCCCCCTACCTTGCCTACCTTCTTGACGACCCCAACGAGACGACCGAAAAGCTGATTGCGGCGCGAGAGCAGATGGCAATCTACAAGAACCTGCCAGCCTATGGCATCGGGGCGGGTGTCAACTACACCGGGACGTATCGGGACACCGACAAGCTGTTTAGCAAGCTGGCTGGCAGATTGGACGTTGTGAACATACTCAAGCCGACGTCGGAGAACGCAGAGGCTCTGCTAGTATATCAAGCGAATGGGTCGCCACGGTGGGTCGCGGCGGCCTTGGCCGTAGCCATGGCGTCAACGCGCAAGCCCTTTCTGGTGCAGGAGCGGGCAGAGGAGGCATTGCCACGGGCAAGCGGGCACACCAGCCGCACCGTGACAGAGGTAACGCTGCAAAGCCCGCTCAGCGCGCGTGCGGGCAAGACCGACACCGAGAAGGTATTCAGAACCTTCGCCCGTGAAGCTATACGCAAGAAGGCCCACGACGTCATTGGTCACTGGTCATACCGCCATGGGTCAAGCGAGGCTGGTGCGAACCGCCTGTACTGTCCTGACGATACCCCACATGACTTCGAGAAGGATTTGGTCAGCCCCAACCGTGAGGCCTGTGCCAAGTGCGGACAGGTCCGGTGGTTCAAGCACGAGCACAAGCGGGGCGATCCTGCACTTGGGACCGTTGAAAAGAAAATCTACAATATTCGCGGTTGACCCCTATTGACTTGTAACCCTTTTGGTTTACATTAGGGATACGAAAGCGCACCGGGTGCGCAAGCACAAGGAACACGGATATGGCCAGCATTGAAATTGATACCGCCGTTTATGAACGCAGCCACGGCAAGTCGCCCAAAGGCTACGGCGGGTGGGTCTTTAGCACTGAGCGCAATCCAGACCCGGCCAACGACAAGGCGCTATTTTGGGCACCTGTCAGCACCTACGCTGAAGCCAAGAAGTGGGTGAAGGCAGAGGTTGCCGCCCGCTTCGGTGACGACGCCGAGGGCGTTGTTTACGTCCAGCCCTGATAACCCCTAGCCACGGAGATACCACCATGATCAGCACCGCCATCACCATTGACAAACCCATCAACTTTGCCCGTACCTATCATGAGCCTAGGTCGCACCACACCCACGAGGTCTACTGCGATATGCCCGGCCTCTTGGTGACCAAATCCCGCCAAGTCCTTGACGGCGAAACGGATCAGCCGGTGGCCCACTTCCTCACGGAAGGTGACCTGATTGCCGTGCCATTCCAGAGCATGAACCACGGAGTGCTGTACCGGCAGTATCGGGCCTCAAGCGCCGTTGGCTATGCACTGAGATACAACGAGTGCCCCATCAAGGCCGTTGATCAGGCGCGGGCCAACCGTGACGATCTACACTATCTCGTGCCCGTGGGGGTGACCCTGTCCAGCGACAAGCGTGAGCGCCCTGTGGCTTACCGCGTCCTGACCGGTGAACTGGTGAAGTTTCATGGCCGGTTCTTCAAGACGGTCCCGGCTGGGAATAACAACTTGAAGCTGGTGGAGGTGCAGTGATGGCAAGCGCGAGGTCAAAGACGGCTAAGGACGGTAGGACAACCTACAAGATCATCAAGACGGCTATGGGGTATCTGCCGCTCCTACGGGCCCTTTCTAATAGCTGGCAGGTGATCAGGGTGAACGGTTCTCTAAGCGTGTATTTGGATGACGCCCCCAACTGGCCAGAGTTTTTCCACGCTGACGAAGAAGGGGCGGGCAAGTGCATCAACGCCAACTACCAGATGCACAACGCTGACGTAATCTGGAAGTCAAAGACATGACCGGCCTTGACGACGCCCGCCCCCTGAAGCCAGCCTACGGCTCCCCGTGCAACGGGTGCGGCTTGTGCTGCGAGGCGCAACAGTGCCCGTTGAGTGAAATGCTTCTCGGTGAGCATGACCTATGCCCTGCGTTGACGCCACTGGGGAACGTGTACGTATGTGGCCTCGTAGCCGACACATGGCGCTTCTTCCATAGTAGTGGCAAAGACGAGGCAGACAGCGCCTTGAGGTCCGCGATAGCCTACCTGCTCGGGGCGGGCATCGGGTGTGACGCAAACCTGCTAGGCGAGGAGATATCGCCTGAGGGTGCAGCACGCGTGCGTGCGGCATCAGACCTAGACAAGGGCAGGAAGGCAGCGACGGTGCTAATAAGTTTCCTTCCACTATTGCGTCAAAGTCCCTTGCGTGGCCATGTAGTGCGCAAAGAGGGAGAACGCACATGAATGGGATTGACAGCGCAGACGTGGCCACACTGATTGCTAGTGGCATGGACGAAATAACCGTCAGGGTTTCGCAGTATGACCGCGCGATGGTGGCCACCCAGTGGCAAGCCCTTGTCAAGTTTGCCAACCGCCAGAAGCCGTGGGGCGTGGGCGTGGCCGCGACACCTGAGGAGGCACTGACTACCGCCGTGGGCCATGCCTTGGCGCTGGTTAGTGGACAAACATCGACCGCCCCTGTACGGGTGCGGGTACGCAACCGCCAGACGTAGGAGAACCACATGCCCGACATTGACGTAGAGCAAGCCCCCATGAAGCCAGTTCAAGACCTGTTGACCGCCTGCCTAATTTGCGAGGGGCAGGAGGAGGCAGACGAAGACCGGCAACTTGAAGCATGGCAGTACCTCATTGACACCGGGGTGGTGTGGCAGCTTCAGGGAACCTATGGACGTATGGCGCGGAGCCTTATTGAGGACGGGCTATGCACCCCGGCCACCCACCACCAGTGACACCCAGACACACCCACTCAGCGGCCCGCTCACAGGGCCAGACAGGAGACTACACCATGGCTTACACCCTTACACGAAGCGGGCTACCTGACGTGAACACGGGCATCAAGACCCTTATCATGGAGGATACCACGCTAGCTAACATTGTGCAGCCTACCTACGAATGGGGGCGCGGGCATGAAGTGCGCGTGCTCGCCAGCGTTGTGCTGCGTGTTGACAACGCTCTGCCAGCACAGATCGGCACCTTGCTGACCATGGCCAAGGCGCGGAACGAAAAGAAGCTGGCAGACCTGCTGGAAGGTAGCTTGGCCTACAAGGCGAAGATCAAGAACTTCTCAGCGGGCTACTTCGCCTTGTTGCGCTATCTGCGCGAAAGCGTGCACGAGACCGGCTGGATTTATCAGCGGACCACGGACGGGAAGTACCTGCCCTACGCCATCACGGACTTGCGCCGAGAGGAACCGGATGACAGGAGCAGGAGCGACGGTGAAAAGCCTTTCTTTAGTCTGACCCTGACATGTGCACACCCTGCGGGGGGCCGTGACAGCGGCGACGGTGGTACGACGAACTCGCAGCTTGTCTTCCACGCGGGCGACATTGTGTACCGCACTCCCGAGGGTGCGTTGAACGCCCAAGACTACTATGTGGAGACGCCGGAACTCTTGGCAGCCTACCATGAGGAGCAAGCGCGCCACGACGCGGAGGTAGCAGGTCAGTTCGGTGAACAGTTCCGTATGGACCGTGTCAACGCGGCTACGCCCGGCGTGAAAGTGATCCTTGACACACCAAACTACCTTGTGGGCCGCCTACGGGACTCGCATGACACAAGCCCAACCAAACTCAACGAAGACGGCGACGGGTACAATGCGATAGTTCCGATCCCGGTGCACCTGTCCTTGCGTGTGTTCCGGCTGGATACCCACAAGTTCGCAGTGATCAACTCAGCGCGTTTGACCCGGTACGTGTACGACAGTGGACTTGCAGACAAGCTGATCCTGCCCGCCACGCACACGGGCATCCTGAACGTCCTGACCAGTGACACGGCGGCCTACCTTGGCGATATCATTGAGGGCAAGTCGTCTGGCAACGTGATACTGTGTATGGGGTCGCCGGGCATGGGCAAGACACTGACCGCAGAGGTGTACTCAGAGATTGTGCAGCGCCCATTGTACAACCTGCACTCAGGCGAACTTGGCACCACCCCGTCGAGCGTGGAGGCAGAGTTGAACAAGGTGTTCGGATACGTCAAGCGCTGGAACTGCGTGCTGCTACTGGACGAAGCAGACGTGTTTGTGCGTGAGCGTGGGTTTGACCTCACACAGAACGCGGTGGTGGCAGTCTTTCTGCGGGTGCTGGAATACTCAGCAGCTTTGATGTTCATGACCACAAACATGGCCGGGTCCATTGACGACGCGATCATTTCCCGGTGCGCCGCCATTATCAAGTACTCACCGCCCTCGCGGGAAGACCGGGCGGCGATCTGGCGGGTCATGGCCGAGAACAACGCCACGCTTATTGACGACGATTTTCTTGCGGCGCTGGTTGACACGTTCCCCACGGCAAGCCCACGGGATATCAAGCACCTCCTGCGTCTTGCCCTACGTGTGGCCAAAGGGCAGAACTTGCCCCTGAGCCTGCCACTGTTCATTACCGTGGGTGCTTTCCGCGCCGTGACTATTGTCGAAATTGACCCCAACATGGCTAAGGAGGTTACGGCCACGGGTATCCGCAAGCGTGAGCGGCTTGTCCCACAGATACCAACTTGACGGTGTAGCCCGATTGGTTTACAAGGTAGGGGCAGCATAGGAGACCATGATGACCCCTACCCACGTCGGACCCATCGAAGGAACATGGTGCGCGCATACCCGCACGGTGCGTATCAGCAACGGTATGGAGTTCACTTACGAGTTTGAAGACGCGTTTGAGGACGACGGCGAATGCCGGAAGAACCTGCACCTTGCCACGCGAGCAGACGGTGCGGCTATGGGCTTGGGGCATACCTACCAAGGGTCTTTGGTCGGGCAACAGTTGGTTGACGCCATTGAGGCGGCGCTGGCACGGCGAGCCACCTACCCCAAACGGCCCACCCTGTAGCCTATACCAACACCTGATTGACCGGGCCGGTGGTGCACTGTACAAGTCACCAACGGCGCACCCGGTGCGCCTAGCAGGAGAGGCGCGGTGGAGTTCATTACGAAATACCGTGGGGTTGAAGTGGCCGCGCCTACGCGGGCGCTGGAACTGTCTGCCGCCAAGTTATCCCCGGCCAAGATGAAGGCGCTTATCCAGTCGTCAGAGTACGAAATGCGCAAGTACTTCACCGCCGTGGCCGACGACTTGACACGCAGACATGGCCGGGCGTACCCCGGTGGTACGGGGTCTGACAGCTTGAGCGTCCGCAGCGGTGCGGGATTGAGAAGCGTCCGAAACTTCATGGTCAGGAGCAAGCCCAACGGCGCTGAGGGCTTCTTCCGCCTCAACCGGTACATGGCTATGCACGAGAAGGGCGGCGTCATACGTGCCAAGACTTCAAACTACCTGACCATCCCCCTACCAGCGGCGCTCAACGGGAACGGTACACCACGCCAACTCAGCGCGCGGCAATGGCAAGGAACTTTTGTGGCACGCAGCCGGGCCGGTAACCTGATCATATTCCAGAAACGCGGGCGCGATATAGTTCCACTATATGTCTTGAAGAAGTCAATACGCATACGTGCCCGGCTTGGCCTCAAGAAGACTTTGCAGCGCTTGCGGCCACTGTTCCGCCGTGGCATGATGCAGCGTATCCGTGAACTCAAGAAAGGCTGACAGCATGGGCCAGACCATCGGGGGACTAACTGCCTCGCTCCGGTACGAGCGTATCAGCGTCAAGGAACGCGCCCTGCGCGAGTTGGCCCTACGTCTTACGCGGGAGGACTGGACGTTCAAGACGGTACAGTGGACGTTGGTTACCCGTACCCCCATCCCGCGCGACTTCAAAGGAACACACGGGGCGGCCATCGCCGTGGTTGATGGGGACGAGACCTACGGCGGGAACGTCCAGAGCGCCGAGAACAGCGTTGAGGTCATGATTGAGTTCTTCGTGTCTCCCGCCTCAGACGAGGAACCCTCGACGGTCCTGAACCTGATCAGCGCGGAAATCATCGACGTCCTAAGTGGTGAGCACACGCTTACCGAGGACGGTACGGGTGATACCTTAGCCCTATCCCTTTATGCCCGGCGATACTCGCCCGACATGGAAGGCTACCAGTCTGGCGGAACTGTGAACGCGGTAATCGTGTTCGAAATGCGCTATCGTCACCGCAAGAACCACCCGTTTGAATTGCACAGATAAGGAGAGAACACCATGGCAGACAAAAGCATGACTGAAGCGAAGGCACCGGAACTGAAAGAGGCCGAAGTCAAAGAGGTCGCAGAGGCCCTCGCTGAAAACCCGGCAATCCCACACGTCGGCTTGTCAGAGGGCGGCGGTGGGTGCTACAGAATGATTGACGGTGTTCGCACCCGCGTTGAAGACTGACCCCGCACCCGGTGCGCCAACGGCAAGGAGCCTAAAACATGACCAACGTATTTGATCGGGTTCTGCTAGCAGGGGGCATGGAAGGCGTGTTCCGTGCGGGCGGTACGCCCAACCTGATGACCAACGTGTTCGACGTTGGCGACTTGCAGCCAACCCCGAACGTCGGACGGCTGGAACGCAACGTACAGCGCGCAAACTTCTCGCCGGTGGCCGGTCGCGCTGGTCGCAAGATGCAGGCGTTCAGCTTCACGCATGAGGTGAATGGACCCGGTAACACTACCGGCGCTACCCCACCCGCTTGGGGTCCGTTGGCGCGTATGTGCGGTTTCGCTCAGACGCAGTTCGCCACTCCCGGCCTCGCGCTTGCCCGTGCGCATCCACAGAACGTGAAAACCGGTGTGACCCTGTCCGGGAACGCAGCCGCCTTCACGGGCACCCTTCCACGACTGGTATGCGTGACAGTCACCTCAACCACACAGGTGCGGATTGACGCGCACGATCTGCCAAACGGCGCGGCGGCTGTAGCGGCGACAGCCGTGACGGCGACGACGGCTGTTGCGTTGGCCACGGCGGTACAGGGCGCGACCATGACGCTCACGTTCACGGCCCCGCTGGTGGTGGGTGACCGGTACTTCTTCTGGTTCGTACCACCGGGCCACTTGTACTCGCCCACCAGTGACCCGGTCACGGCGGAAAGCGGGTACCTGCATGGGTACTTCGGCAACAAGCGCCATCGTATGAACGGGGTGCGTGGCACCATGTCTATGGCCGCGACGGCTGGTGAATTGGCTGTGTTCAATTTCAGCATGAGCGGGGACTGGGTCTTGCCTGACGATCAGACGTTCCCCACGACCTATTCGTATGGGAACTACCCGTTGCCCCCCATGGTTGAACTCGCTGACCTAGCGGTGGACCGAGACGTGGTGGCCTGCCCAACCACCTTCGGCTTCGATATGGCGAACAGTGTTGTGTCACGGCTCTGTGCCAACGCCCTTGGGGCCAACGACGGTTCAATAATCACCGGAAGAGCGCCCACCGCGTCTTTCAACATGGACAGTGTCCCTCTGGCTAGCATGAACATTTACGATATGCTGGACAAGTCAACGCTTCTGCAACTGTCTGGATATCTGGGCACCACGCCGGGCAACTGCGTGATGTTCTTGGGCAACGGCCAACTGACCGCGATGCCATACGCGGAGACCGATGGTCTGCGCAAGAATGACAACGCAATGTCTCTGTGTGGCATCGGCGGAAACGACGAACTGCTGATTTACGCCTGCTAACCATGCGTACCGGTGGGGTTGAAATCAAGACATACGTTGTGCTCAATCGTTCCGGGCGTATAGTGGGCGTTCGCCTTAACAAGGTGAGCGCCCTTGCGCTTATGGTCCTCAAAGGTGGTGGCACCGTTGAACCACATATAGCGCACAAGCGACTACCAACAGAAACCCCTTGCAAGGATCAGGACTGAACCATGCTTCTTAATCTCGCAGCCCAAATCGACTTCGTATTGCCGTCACAGATCGGGCCTGACGGCGCACCCCTCCCCGGAGCGGTGGTGTGGAAACTTCGTTGCTTGACCGCGTCTGAGCGCGGCGCACTTGAAGACACCATGATGGACTTCTCTCAGAGCAAAGTCACCCAAGCGCCTGACGGCACGGCGCGGGTTGACATGGGCATGGCCTTCTCTATGTCCGAGCGGCGCTTGAACCGCGTGCGCCTTGGCGTGGTCGGGTGGGAAGGCCTGACTGACCACGATAGCACGCCGGTGGAATACATCGGGGAAGGCTTCGTCCTCGGATCGAAGCGCTTCGTTGGTGCCCCGTCGTCTGTGGTGCAAGCGCTTCCCGACGACGTGCTCAAGGCGCTGTCCAAGAAGGTGGCCGACTTGTCGGGCGTGTCGGCAACAGCGGGAAACTTCTAAGGCTCGCAGTCAAGGCGCGGTCCCTGCTTCCTGACCGCGACTGTAACAAATGCACGGCGAGCATGAAGACTACTTGGGGGTGCACGGAGGACGGCAAGAACATAACGATAATGGGCAATGACAAGATACCGCACTGCCCACTAAGGTTTATCAGAGACCAGCGTCACATGTTCAATGTCCTCATGCGCCAACACCGTTTCGCTGACAAGGGCGTACTGCCCGAGGCGGGTGGGTTAGGTGACCAGTCAGCCACTTACGTTGACGCCATGGGCATCATAGACAGCGCACTTGCCGAGATACGCACCACGGGCAAGGACAGAGGCGCACCGGGTGCGGGAACTAAGAGGAGGTAACCTATGGACCGGGAATATTTTGAGTTCGTAGCCCGGTTCGTGGCAGAGAACTTCGGTGAGGCCAGTCGTGTTGCGGCTGGCCTTGCCCAGATTGGCGACGAGGTCCAAGGATTAGGTGCTGAGTTCGGGCAGGCCGAGAGCGGCGCGCATAAGATGGCCAGTGGCCTAGGTACGATCCTTGGCGTGGCCACAAAGGTGGTAGTTGGTCTGGCGTCTATCAGCGCAGCTATGGCCTACCTATCCGGGTCAATGCAGATGGCGATACCCTTTGACGCCAAGCTGGCAGAGACCAGCACGCTCATTGCGGGCACTGCCGAGCAGATGACCTACTTGGAGGATACCGCGCGTAGCATGGCGCGGGAGTTTGGTACCAACGCAACAGAGCAGATCGCCGGGTTCTATGAAGCCTTGTCTGCTGGGGTCGGCGGTGTGATGGAAGCCACCGCAATGATGGAGGCTTCAAACAAGCTGGCCATCGGTGGGGTGACGACGCAGGCAGCCGCAGTTGATCTTCTGACCACCGCGACCAACGCGTACAAGAGGGAGGCCCTTACAGCGGCAGACGCAAGCGATATCCTGTTCGTAGGTGTCATGGCCGGTAAGACAACCGCTGAGCAACTGTCAGCATCCTTGGGGCAGCTTGTGCCCATTGCTTCCGCCGTGGGCCTTGGGTTTGACGAGGCGGTGGCGGGTGTAGCAGCGCTGACCACTCAAGGCCAATCCACGTCAATGGCCATCACGGGCATGCGCGGTATCATGACTGCACTCATAAAGCCAACGTCCGAGGCCTCCAAGGCGGCCAAGGAAATGGGGCTTGAGTTCAGCACGGCGGCGCTGCGCAGCAAGGGCCTTGAAGCGTTCCTTGAGGACGTCATTGCCAAATCTGGCGGATCATCAGAGGCACTGTCGCGCCTGTTCACCGACGTTGAGGGCCTCAACGCGGTACTGTCATTCACAGGCGGCGGCGGTGACGCACTGGCCAGCACTATGGATATGATGCGAGACCGGGCCGGGGCCACTGACGTGGCGTTCAACAAAGTCGCAGATAGCCTGTCCCACCGCCTAAACGTGCAGATGGCCCTATTCAAAGATGTGTCATTGGCTGTCGGACAGGTCGCTCTGTCTATAGTTGTGCCCGCGCTTGAGACCTTCACAGGGGCAGTAAGCTTCGTGGCGGAGAACCTTGATATCATTGTGGCTGTCATGGTCGGGCTTGCGGCCACGGCAATCCCTGCGCTGGTCACGGCGATCACCGGAATGACCACGAGCATAGGCTTCTCAATCATCGCAGCCGGGTTGTTGACCGGTACGCTATCCCCATTGGCGCTTGCGTCTGGCGTGGCTACGGCGGCTGTCACGGCACTGAGCACAGCCTTGCGGTTCTTGGGCGGCCCTATGGGCTTGCTGATCGGCGCGGGTGTCGGGCTTGGGGCTTACTTCCTGAGCACACGTGAAAGCGCCCGGTCTCTTGACCAAGTCATGGCCGATGCAGCCGTCACGACGTCGCAGCTTTCCAGTGTGAGCGAGAAGCTATCGGCTGACTACGCTGAATTGACCACGCAGAAGAAGGCGCTTGAGGATGCTGAGGCTACCGGAAGCCAAGCCGCGCAGAACGCGGCCACACTCGCAATCGCGGCCATTGACGAGCGCATAAACAAGAACAAGGAACTGCAAGAGCAGCTTGCCATTATCAAGCGCGAGGAGGTGGATCAAGCGCAGCGAGCATTTGCCGACCAAGCGGACGCAATGCGGCAAGAGTTGCGCCAAGTGTTCGCTGACGCAGAGGCTGAGGCATCCGCGCTTGAGACAGGGTTCAACAGTGCCTTTGGTAAGGTGGCCATGGCCAATCGTTTTGACCAGCTATACGAGACCGAAGGAATTGACGGTGTGATCGCCCGCCTTCAGGACTTGGCTAGCACTGCGCAGCTTACCGGAGACGAGACGAAACGGCTCGGGGCTGATACCGTCACGGCTATCGTCGGCATGATCAGGAAAGCCCAAGAGTTGGGGGCTACTGAGGAGGACGTCAGGGCCATGGAGGCCGCCCTAGCCGCGCTTGAAGGGGCCGGGGCTGGGGCAGCCGGGGGGCTGAACGCGGCGGCTGGTGGGGCTAACAATCTGGCCGGTGCGGCTATGAACGCGACCGGGGCAATGTCCGGGCTTATGGCCATGATGCCGGGCTTCCAAGCCGCTATGGCCATGCAGGGGCAGCTTAGCGCGGCGAACAACCTGTACAAGGAAGGCGTGTCCGCCGTAGCCACCGAGGTTGACGCGGGGACTATGTCCTTTGAACGGGCAGCCCAAGAACGCGCCCGCTTGACAACGCAGTACAACGCAGTCGTGTCCGAACTTGACGGCACGGCCAAGGCCGCCCGGTCATCCGCTGAGGCCCTGAAGGACTATGCCGATGAAGCCCACCTGAGCAGTCTACCCGCGCGTGACCGGGCTATTGAGCAGGAGCGGCGCGAGTTTGATGAACTGACCAAGAGTATCAGCAAGACCGTCGCAGTTGGTGCCGAACGCGATGCGGCCATTGAGACGGCGGCGGAGGCGCACGGCCTGCGTATGAAGACCATCGAAGAGCGCTTTGCGAGCAAGGGCGGTTCTGGTGGAGGTAACGGCGGCGGTGCGGGCAAGGTCGCGGAGGCCAACGCGGAAATAGAGGCCTATGGGCGTCTATCCGAGGTCGTAGCGGACTACCACCGCGAGACTTCAGAACTGGTTGATACCATGTTCCTTGACGGGGAGACCCGTGCAATGCGCGCTGACTACATGCGCATGGAACAGGAGTTACAGGCTAAGGGTATAACCATGACGGCGGCTGAGGCCGACGCATTACAGCGCCTAGTCGAGGACCGTCGTCGTGCCGTACAGGAGAATGAGCGCCTCCTGCCACAACTGTATCAAGCCCTTGACGAGGCATCACGGAACATTGCTGACGCGTCCGACGTGGCGTCTTCGTTGGTGGGCACGCTATCGGATAGCTTCGATAACGTCATTGACCATATCCTTGAGAAGGGCTTCAGTGACATGAGCGGGCTTGCTGATATCTTCGGGACCGCGTTCAAACAGATGGGGTCTGAGTTGATCAAGTTCGCATTGCAAGCCATGATCCTTCAGCCCATCCTTGAGCGCCTAAAGTCAGCAATGTCTGGCGGAGGTAGTGGTGGTGGGGGTGGCTTCTTTGGCTTCCTTGGCAGCCTATTCGGCGGCATATTCGGCGGCGGTACCCGGACTGTGGCCAGTGCCAAAGGTAACGTCTTCAAGCAGAGCCAGACTATCCCCATGGCGCTGATGGGCGAGGCCGGTGACGAAGCCTTGATGCCCCTCACGCGCACCGGCGACGGAACTCTAGCGGTACGGAGCATAGGGGGCGATATGTCTGACGTGCTTTCCGCCATGCGGGAGGTGGCTGGGCTGCTTCAGCGCGCAACGCTGGCCTCTCAGGGGCCTAGCGGCTACGGCGCGGGGGTGGATACTCTGGAACAGGCCAACGGTGCTGAGCGCCGCTCTGGCGCGCGCGACGGGGGTATCCATATAGGAACCTACGCCCCAAGTTACCACATTGAGACCTCTGGCGGCGCACCGGGTGCGGGTAATGGTAAAGATGATCAGACCCAGAGCGAGGGTCTCATGAAATCATTGGACGCGCACATGCGGGCAGCCTTCGCAGAGTTCATCACCGAGCAACAGCGTAACGGCGGCATGTTCAACCCCGCTGTCAGACCGTATGGTTAAGGAGTACACCCATGCCCATGAACACCTTCCCAGCCCTGCCGTTGCCCGACCTGCCCATCACGGTCACCCCCGAATACAAAATGAACGAGGTTACCTTTGGAGACGGCTACGCACTCAGCGCACCAAACGGCATCAACGCGCGTACTGACAAGGTTGTCCTGAACTGGACCGATATCAACAAAACTGAGTTCGACATACTGATTGCGTTCTTTACGGCACACGCCCCGGCCACGCCCTTCCGGTATACCCCACCCAACGGCACTCAGAGGGTTTTCAAGTGCTCGCAATGGTCGTATACCCAGACAAGCGCCGGGCACTATAGTGCGCAGGCGACACTCATACAGTTTCACGGGGCAGCTTAAATGACACTCAGCGACCGTACCCTATCCCTATCGCCGGGCGTCAAGATCAGCCTGTTCGACGTGGACCTTACGCCACTTGGCGGGGGCATGCTACGGTTCACCCCCGCGCGGGAAGACGTCACACCCGACAAGTGCACGCGCCTGTCCGACACCTCCACGACTATCGCGCACTACGAATACGTGCAGTTGCCCATCACGCCTATTGCCGGGGACGAGGTAGTCATTTCCGGCTACATGCGCCCGGTGAGTGGGGATACCACGTACCCGCGTATATCCCTATCTGGCACGATCAGCGGGGCTGCACCTGTTTCAAGCGTATCCCTTAACTTGGCCACGCTTGTGAGTTCCTATTCGAGCCTAACCGCACTTTCCACGGGAACAGCCGCAACCGTGCTGGCCATGGCCGGGGAGTGGGTTTACTTTTCGATCAAGTTTGTCATGAACACCGTCTTGCCACCGAGCCTGTTCCTTGTCCTATCCCCGTCCATGGGGGCAACCGCGTCATTCCCCACAACTTCCAATGTCGTAACCGGGTCAGTTGACCTGTTCGGTGTTGAAGTGAGGCACGTGTCCGGTGGGTTCCCCATGCCAGTCATCCTGCCCGAGATAGTCGGCGGATGGTTAGGTACCGCGACTAGCGCAGTGGTAGCCAACACCGCTGAGGCGGTACGGGTTCCGGTCTTTGGCGGGAACGCCTACACCCCTATCCCGATTGAGGTCACGGGCTTTGAGAAGTCAGGGTCGGGGCCGTTCCCCCGGCCAAAGATGCGTATGTCCAATCTGTTCAGTGAGGGAAGCGCGCTCGCGCAGCAGTACGGCGATCTACGGGGAGCAATCGTCACACGCAGGCAGCTATTCGCGGACAATCTTGATAACGGCCCCGATCCTGACCCAGCCGCCGTGTACCCACCCGATATCTTCAAGATCGACCGGAAGGGGCTACAGAACGCCAAGGTCATCGAATTTGAATTGGCCAGCGTACTTGATCAGCCGGGAGTATCCTTGCCGGGCCGTCAGGTACTGCGTGACGTGTGCCCCTTTACCTATCGTGTCTGGAATGGTACTGGGTTCGACTACGCGGGTGAGGACGGATGCCCATACAACGCGGTGGCTATGTTCGACGCTGACGGGAACGCGGTAATCAACGGGGCACTAGACGTATGTTCACACCAACTGAAGACCGGCTGTCGGGCGCGCTATGGACGCGACGAGGAAACCCCATTCGGGGGCTTCCCCATGGTAGGCCGCTTGCGTCAATAGGCGAGGACGCCAAGCAAGACGCCATACACCACGCTCACGCTAAGTGGCCTGACGAGGCGTGCGGGCTATTTGTTGAGGACGGGCCGCACCGGGTGCGCTACCTACCCTGCGATAACGAGGCAGAGGACCGGCGCGGCCACTTCGTTATAGGTCGGGAGCATACACGCAAGCACATGCTGGACGGAACGCTACAAGGCGTATTCCATTCACACCCCCATGGGGAGTTAGCCCCAAGCCCGGCTGACATATCCTCACAACTGACCATGGCTGTGCCTTACTACGTCTGCACCCTGTCACACAAGAACACCTTCATGGACTTCTGGGGGTGGGGCGACCAGCTACCCGTACCCCCGCTGAAGCACCGAGACTTTCGGTCGGGAGTTACAGACTGCTTCGCGATGGTTCGGCACTATCACTGGGCAGCTTTCGGAAACGTGCTCCCAGACTACCCTAGGGCCGAGGACTGGTGGGATGACCGTACCGCCGAAAACCCGCTAATCACACATATGACTAACGACTGCTACCACGAGGTTGAGCGGGCCGATATACAGGATGGTGACGGGTTACTATTCAAGCTGAGGCATAACGTAGTGACACACTGTGGAGTATACGTAAGCGAGGGCTTGTTCCTTCACCACATGCACGGCAAGATAAGCAAGACGGACCCCCTCGTGCAATGGGGAAGGTTCCTGCACAAGGTCATGCGATATCGGGGGTAGTACGCTATGAGCGCACCGGCAACGCTTAGGACAGTTCGGCTGTTCGGTCATCTAGCAGAGGGTGTCGGGGACACCCTTGAGTTGGTGTTCAAGACGCCCGCTGAGGCGCTACGCCTGATTGAGGTGAACTTCCCCGGCTTCATCAAGCGCTTCAAGGAGGGCCGTTACTTCGTGACGGCTGTTCGTGGCAAGCGGGAGAGAGACCTACCAGCTGACAGGTTGACGCTCGGGTTCACCGGCGAAGAACTGCATATCATGCCTGAAGCCGTGGGTGCCAAGAAGGGCAAGGGCCTGTTGATGGCCATTATCGGGGGTCTTATCATAGGCGCAGCTTTCTTTCTTTCTGGCGGGACTTTGGCCACGGTGCTTCCGGGCCTGTTCGGGCTAACTGGGTCTACCTACGGCACTCTAGCTACCATGGGGGCCGGTCTTATCCTACAGGGTGTTGGCATTCTCTTAACGCCCTCTATGAAAGCCAACAAAGCAGAGGAAGAAAAGCAATCCTATGTATTCAATGGCCCCGTAAACGTCACCGAGCAAGGTGGCGTGCTTGGGCTGGTGTTTGGTAAGATGATGGTGGGTACAGTTGTCGTAAGCGCAAGCCTTGACGTTGAAATGTTACTGGGAGACCCTCTCGACAACGAGGTGAGTAACCCCGCCGTGCACCTGCCCTACTACAGGGTCTACCCAGTGATCACTACCCCGCGAGACCCTGATACGCCCCTAGCCGGTGGGCGGGGTAACGTGGTGGACATGCTTGATCTTCTGTCCCTGCCAACGGGGTTCAGCGTAACTCACGCCTCGTTGGACGGTGCGGCCAAGGTGGCTATAGGCACATTCCCCACGTTCTCTGGAACTGTTAAGACCATAGCGGGTGCGGGCGCGGTTACGTTCTACGTCAACCCATCCGCGCAGACGGACACTGTGCAGGTGATATGGAATGCGGGGTTCTCTGCGAAAAGAGGTTACACCTCAAAGCTGAACCTCACACTTACCAACGGGCCAGTGGTTTCCGAGACCGTGGTGACAGCCACTCTCGGAAACTACTCAGACGCCCCCGGCGCAAACGTAGGGTATACCAACACCAACGACGGCAACGGCAACTTCACAACTACCGATGTAGGTGGCAGATAGTCATGGGAATTAACTCGTTTGTTCAGGACTTCGGGGCTGTGGATGGGTTCTCCACGGTGGCCCATGGGGCGGGCGGCAAGGCGGGCAGTTCCCCCAGAACTGACGCCAACACCCTACAGTCAAACCACGTTATTCGCCTGCTTGAGGCTATATGCGAGGGGCCTATCAAGTCTATCAGTGCGCCGTATCTGAACGAAGTACCGTTGTATGACGAAGGGGGCGCTCTTAACTTCAAGGGCGTGACCTACCACACACGTCTAGGCCTGCCAGACCAAAGCGCCATCCCCGGCTTTTCCTCTCAGGAGGCAGAGATTGTGGTTGACACACACGTTGTCAAGGCCACACCCGTGGTTCGGACTATCAATGAGCAGCTTACCGACGCAGTGCGGGTGCAGATAAAGATACCCCAGCTATGGAAGCTGAACAAAGAAAAAGGCGATATGCTGGTCACCGACGTAAGCTACCGCGTACAGTACCAGCCATCTGGCGGAAGCTGGATCGACATATCCGGTAGCCCCTTCGTCCTGTCAAACCAGAAGTGTACCAGCCCCACGTTCCTAGCCCACCGGTTCAACCTGACGGGCGCTGGACCATGGAACGTTCGTGTTGTGCGCGAGACTGACGATGCCGTTGACAGCACTGAACTCGCCAATGAAGTGCACTTCTTCTCATACACCCAGATCATTGACCAAAAGTTCGTGTACCCACACACCGCCCTTCTTGCGATATCCGCTAGCGCGGAGCAGTTCGGCAACAATATCCCGTCGCGCGCTGTGCTAGTCGAGGGTCTGATTTGCCCGGTGCCTGTCAACTTTGACCCTATTACACGGGTGTACACCGGCATATGGAACGGTGCGTTCAAAGAGGAATGGACTGACTGCCCCGCGTGGTGCTTGCGAGCGGTGATGCGAAATGAGCGGTGGGGCCTTGGCCGGTACATACCGGAAACCTACCTTGACGACACTACGCTATATGCCATCAGCCAGTATTGCGCCCCTCTGGTGGATAATGGGGACGGAAGCCTTGAGCCGCGCTTCTCATTCAACGCCTATATTAGCACGCGCTTTGAGGCCTACCAACTGCTGAACGCTATGTCCAGTGTGTTCAGGGGCATGATTTATTATGCCCTAGGCAGCGTTATGTTCACGGCTGACATGCCCCGCGACCCGGAGGTTACCGTGACACGCGCCAACACCGTTGACGGTGAGTTCTCCTACAAAGGGGCAAGCCTTTTGACCGTGCACAACAGGGTGAACGTGACCTATAACAACCCTGCCAATTTCTACAAACGCGATGTGGTAACGGTTGACGACCGTGAGGGCATCTTCAAAAACGGGCTGCGGCCTACCGACATTATCGCTTTCGGGTGTACCAGCCGGGCGCAAGCGGTTCGGGCCGGGCGGTGGCTTCTATACACCGAAAGGATGGAGAGTGAGGTTATCACGTACGTGGCCGGTCCCGATCACTTCGACATAGGGCCGGGGAGTGTAGTGCGCGTCATGGACCCATCGACCATGGGCGTCTCCATGGGCGGGCGCTTGTCGGGGTACACCACCAACACCGTGACACTAGACCGGTCTGTCTACCTTGATCCGGGGCAAGCATACGAACTGGTGATCCACGACAAGCAACGCGCGCTGCACTATAGGACCGTCACGTCTGCCAGCGGCAGCACGGCAGTGATAGACGTTAGTGTTGCACTGCCCGAACTCACCGCCAATCCCTTGGAAACTATCTGGGCCTTGCGTAAGATCAGCGGCCCCGACACGCTATGGCGTGTGCTGGCAAACCGAGAAGTGGGCAAGGACCAGTATGAGATAACAGCACTACAGCATGATCCTTCCAAGTATGGCATCATTGAGGGTGGCTACGAGTTACCATCCTTCCCGGAGCCGCTTATGCCCACCGGGGCCTTACCCGTCCCACAGAACTTCCGGGTGGCTGAGTTCGTAGCGCCCGCACCGGGTGCGGCTGACAGCCCGAGTGTGCAGCTTGCATTCACACGCCACACTGACCCGCGCGTGCGCGGGTATGAGTTGTCCTACCGCATACGTGGGCAGGAGTGGAGGACCATTGATCTGCGGATGAATAACACCGTGACGCTCCCAGACCTAGTAGCGGGGGCAAGATATCATGCAGTCTTACGTGCATACGATGGAACTGGTCGCAAATCAAATGACACAAGCCTCCTTGTGTTTGACGTCACGGGAAGGCCTGCGGACTATATCATGCCTAACGTGTCATCCCCCGTCGTTGTCGGGGGTATACGGCAAATCCAAGTGAAGTGGGTAAACCCCTCGGACCTACCGTCGTTCAAGGAGGTTGAGATTTACTCAAGTGCCACCGGTGTGGAGGCGACGGCGGTTCTGGCCGGTGCTACTCCGTCCGAGAGGTTCACTATGGTAGGACTTGGCACCGGGGAGACACGGCATTTCTGGGCGCGTACGGTGGCACATGGCACGCCATTGGTTAGGTCGGGACTGGTATACGTCGGGCAGGCCACGACTCACGCGGTCGTCAACACTGACGTGGACGGACGAGGCTTGAACGTGTTGGACGCCTCCGGTGACCTTGTATTCGGGGCCAACGGTGAAGTGGGGGCAGGGGCCTACGTATGGGTGAATGGCTCACAGATTGCTATATCACAGGTGGCCGCCAACAGTCTTGTGCCGTCAATTAACTATGTTGGAGCGTTCTCCACGCCGCCGACACAGGGGGGGCTTGGGGCCGCTTGGGCACAGAACGCGGTTTACCGAAATACTACGGATGGAAACAGCTATATCCTAACGGGCACCCCCTTGGCGTGGTCTATCTATTTCGAGACTGGATTTAACTTCACCGTTGGTATAGAGTCCTCCAATGGTACCTCGTTTAAGGTGGGTATGGGGCAAACCACGCTACTGAGCGCGCGACTGTTCAAGAACGGGGCAGAGGTCACAACGATCACCCCCGCGTCGTGGTTTCGATGGCGTAGGGTGTCCGTCGTCGCGTCGGCCCCGCCTAACGACGACGCGACGTTTAACGCACTGTATTCGGCTGGGGGTTACAAGAACCTCAGTGTGAGCATCGACCAAATAAACAGCCGCGCAACCTTCTTCTGCGACATAGTATCACCATAGGGGACTAAGACATGACAATCGTAGCAGCCGGACAAATCACTATCGTTGACAACAATGACGCGCGGGCACTCAGCCCGATCCTCATTTCTGCTCCCGGCACACAGCAGACGTTCACAAAGGACGAGAGCAGCACCGCGTATAGCCCTGACTGGACTACGGCGAACAGCAGCACCGGGTTGTTGCTCACGGCAAAGGTCTACTTGCCGGGTGTCGGGTCATCGTCGGACATTGTTGGGCAACTGACCAATCGCCGCTGGACCATCGACTTGATAAACCCGATCACGGGCACCGCCGCGCTGGTCAGCAGTGACGCGCGCATGGCCGCTGCATTCGTGTCCGGGGCGGGACTCACCTTCACCGCAGTTCACAATGGGGCTGGCTCCACATTGGCGATCAAGTCGAACCTGCTGGACAATCTTGCGCAGGTTGTTATGTGGTTTGAGGGGGATTACACTGACCCCGTGACCTCTTTGGTCAGTCGTGTCGCAGTTTCCACGACTTTGGGACTTGTCAAAACAGGCACCAACGCGGTGTATGTTCAGTTGACGGGCGGCACGGTGATCGAAAAGGCCACCGGAGCCACCAAAAATGTCATTGCCGTTCAGGCCAACCTCATGCGCCAAGCGGGTGTTGATACGACGGGTATCACCTACAGATGGTTTGAGAACAACGGCTCCACCCAGATTGTCACGGGGGCACCGTGGAACACGGAATACGGACTGAAAACAACTACTGCGATGACAGTGCCAACGGCTGCGGGCGGCGACATAGGCGTCAACCTTCCTGCGGCAGCGGCATGGTCCGCACACAATACGTTGGTTGTGTCCGAGTCGGCCATTTTGAACTCTGACGTGTTGCGCGTCGAGGTGCGGGATGCCGACTTGACGGTGTATCAACGCACCTTCCCGATCTACGATATTTCCGATCCTTACACAGGTATTGTCAACTCGACGGCTGGCGACAAATTCCAGAATGGGGTCGGCACGACCGATTTGACCGTATCCATGTTCTACGGCGGTGTGCCGATTGCGTCTTTGACGGGCTGGACGTTCTATTGGGAATTCTGGAATCGGGCAGGAAAGCGTGGGGCATTCATCGACACTACCCGCACCGCGCAGGCGGGTGGCCGCAACGTGACCGTAAACACCACGGGTGTTTCAGCGGTCATCACCTATGACGGTGCCAACATCACTGTGGCTGCGGGCGACATTATCAAGGTGGTCTACCCCGGACTATCCGAGCGGTTCTACGAGGTTGCCTCCGGCACGGCCAACACTATCACCATCCGCACTCCGTCCACCAACACCTTCTTGAACTACACCAACTGGCCAGCCCCCGCCGTGGCGAACGACGCAGTGGGTGCCAAGCTGTTTATCTGCAAGGCTGCATCGGTAACCACAGCGGCGGCGGCGGCACTGACGGTCATTGGTGACGAAATCGACGCGAAGGGTGCAATTAAGTTCTCCGCTGATCGCCCATAAGCTGCTATAACACCTTGGCGCTAGACGCCTACGCACACCTTTGACACGTAAGGAAACTAGAATGGCTAATAATATCGCAGTAAGAGACAGCAACGGCGCATCGTTGTCCATGGCGAGTATCGACAACGACGGGGTCCACACGCCTGTCAGTCAGGTGTCGTCTATCCAAAAGAAATTCCGTGACAGTTTCGGGCAAGCCCTTGCAACGAACTGGGACGTGACGGTATCCGGTGGCACGACTGCGACGGTGGCCGACGGGGTTCTGACTATCGCATCTGGCACCACGGCAGGCGGTTACGCCGAACTTCTAGGAAAGGAGACGTTTAGTGTTCCTTTCCGCGTGATGGCCGGGGTGCAGACAGGAACCCCCCGGCAGGCGAATACCCACCACCGGATCGAGGCGGTGTCCGTTGACCCCGTGACGGGTATCCCTGACGGAAAATCATCCATGGCGATAGCCATTGGCGGCGCGTCAACAATGACGGTCACCCAGATGATCTACGAGGTGCAGAATTCAGGCTTGCGTCCTTTGTTGAGTTCTGCGGCAACAATCGTCACAACGACCACCTACTCGCTGTTGGAGATTGAGCCGTTCTCGGACGAGACTTACTTTCATTCGCGTGTGATTGACAGTGCCACGTCTCGGGCAAATAGCTACGTGAGACAGCAACAAGTTCCAGACCCCAACGCCGTCTACAAGCTGCGCATCCGGTCACACAATATGGCCGCGTGGAAGAACATCACCGGGGCTATATCGGGCACGGCTGGGGTAGTTCGCCTAACATGCACCGCTCACGGCTACACCACCAGCAGCACCGTTTGGGTGGAGGCACTCAACGGTATCACAGGCGTCCGTGGGAACTACGTGATCACGGTTGTCGATGCGAACACGTTCGAACTGAACGGGACGGTATTTTCAGGGGATTATACCTCGTCTTCTGGTCGTTGCGCACTCGCCGCAGCCCCCGCGAACATCAACCTACAGCTACAGTTTGTGTCGTGCACCGACTACGCGGAACTGACCGCTGAAATCACCTCTGGGCGGGGGCAGTCGGTAGCGGGGCAAGGTTTGGGGGTGAACGTGATCGGCACTGTTCCCGTGTCAGGCACAGTTACCGCTACGACCACCTCCCAAGATAACGTGTTTTTCAACGAAAGCGTAACGGCCCAAGCGGCCAGCGCAGTCGTGACGGGCGCGGTCCGAGACGTGGGCGTAGTGGCGGGCGCGGCTCACAGATACAACAAGTTTCGGGTTTTCGCGTATGCCGATGTGGCTGGAACTATCCGAATTGAATGCTCGAACGACAACGTAACATGGCGTCTGGCCTGCGTGAACGTGGCGGTATCGGCAAACATCCCCGCAACCTCAGAAGCGTTTGTGCTTACCCGATACTACCGGGCGTACTATATCAATGGCGCGACATTGCAGACGGTGTTCATGCTTAACACCGCCTACACGGCGGGCTGACCATGACCATTGTAGCTACTGGCTCTATTTCTATTATAGACGTCAATGACACAGTGGCGCTGTCGTTGACGCAAAGTAGCTACATGGTGGCTACCGCAACTGACGGCTCCGGGGGGAATTTCTCCGGGGCTTTGACTACAGCGAGTGTGGTTCTAGGCACGTCGGACGATAGCACGGCGTGGACCTTTTCCGCCGTGGCGGGACCGGGGGTCACGGGCAACCTCGTATTACGCACCTACCGTGTCACCGCCTTGTCCAACGACACGGGGTTTGTCGATATCCTTGCAACACGGTCTGGCTTCCCTGACCTTACCGCGCGGTTCAGCTTGGCGAAAGCGCGTCAGGGAGCCAACGGCGTAGGTATGGCATTAATCCCCTCCGCCGTTGGTTTCACGTTCGTAGACGGGGTGGCCTCCCCGGCGTCTCAAACGATTGCTATAACCGCCGTTCGGCAGTCCAACGCCCCGGTCAGTTTCTTTGCATCTAACGGCGCAGCACTGGACACAGACCAAGGCGTTCTGCGTCCTTGGGGCGTCCCTATCGTAGGTGATGGTAGCGTCTGCTATGTTACCGAGGGCGATCTTGGCGCGGCAGAGCAAATGTACATCACGGCGGTCTGCGGTTCAGCAACACAGGTGCTTGGTCTGACTCGTATCAACAGGACAACAGCCGTAGCGGGGGCGACACGCAACGTGTTCCGAGGGGCTTGGTCCTTGTCTGGCGTTTACCTCGTCGGGGACTCTGTTACTACACTCGCCGGGGCATGGGTCGCGCTTGTCGATCACGTCGCCACGGGGCCTAACGCCCCGCCCACTGCCCCCGCGACAAGCAACGCTTGGTGGCAGACTATCGCGTCAAACATCATCACCAGTTCCGCGCAGATAGGGAACGCACTGATCAATAACGCCCACATTACACAGATTGACGCGGGCAAGGCGAACATCGGGATAATGAACGCGCGGCACCTTGAGGTAACCGAGTCCTTGGTGATTGACAGCGTTACCGGGGCGTTGGTCTTGGGAAAGGATTCTGCTTTTGACACGTTTAACGATGGCATCTTCATGGGGAGAACCGAGGAGTCCCCCGGTGTTGCGGGTTTTGGCTTTGTTGCGGGTAAGGACATTGGCGGCATTCCTCAGTATCTACAGATCACGTCGCAGACGGGCTACAAAAGTGTCAACGCCAGACACTATGTTACAGGTGTCACCGCACCAACCCTCGTAGACGTGACCGCCTCTCAAACCATCACTTTGCCTGCTGGCACTAAACTAATCAGTTTGCAAGTTCTAGGTGGCGGCGGTGGTGGAGCGGGCGGCACAACTATCAGTTCACAGGTTGCGATCAACGCCACCACGGGCGGTGCTACGACTGTTCAGCTTTGGGATGGTGTAACCAATACGGGTATCTCTTGGACCTCCGCTGGCGGTCTGCGATCAACCACTATCCACGCAGACGATAGCGGCTGGGCTGGCGGAAGTTCGGCACTAGGCTCAGGTGGCGCGGGGGGTGCAGCGGCTACCGTAGGCGGGAACGGAGGCAATGGGTCGGGTTACGGCTCTGGTGGCGGTGGCGGCGGTGGCACAGAGAAGGGTGGCGACGGAGGTAGTGCTGCGATTCTGAACAGTATTCTGGATTACGACGTGTCCGCGCTGACCACGCCAAAGCTGGTAGTGACTATCGGTGCGGGGGGTGCGGGTTCCGCAGGGCAAGACCAAGGCGCGGAACTTGGGGGAGACGGCGGCGCGGGTGCGCCGGGTATTCTGAAATACGCGGCACGAACAGACGTGCTGGTTCCCGCTAACGTCTTGCCTTTGCAGCCCACGTTCACTGGAACAATGACGAAGGCTGATAATGCCGTAGTTACGTTTCCGAACTACGGCGCGGGTCTTTGGGTTATCTGCGTGTTTGGAGGTTCGGGGGGTAAGTTAAGTCTTGGCAACGTAGAGACGCATGTGTCCGGCGCGTATGTGCGTCTGTGGGATGGCTGCACGGCAACCTTCATATCCGACAAGACCCCTGTTGACTTGTCTGTTTCTGCCTTGGCTGTCACCTATGAATACAACTTTTACAAACTATCGGAGTGGGTATGATGCATGCTTGTTATGTAATCTCGACCGGGGAGATTCTCTACACGGTGCAGGATGGCGCGTGTCCTCCCGAGGGGAAGGGTCGCGCGTTTGCCACAATCTCCCCGGAGCAGGCGAGAAGTCTAGCGGGG